CTTCATCATTCGGCTCCGAAGTCTTCGCCGGCACGCAAAATCGGATCATGCTTCAGGCCGCTCGGACCATCACCGAAGCCGGGTGCTTTCACGATCGCCGCTTCCACGGCTTGCGCAGCGGCCTCAGTCTCAGCCTTTTTAGCGGCTGCCGTTTCGGCCATCTGTGCTGCCATTTTGATACGCAGCGCAATGAGAACCGAACCGCGCGCATTGTTCAACTGCGAGGAGAGCTCGATTGGCAGCGTTTGTGTTTTGCAATTGTCGTAGTCCGCATGCAGAATCGGGCGCACCAGCACCTGAGCGCTTGTGGCCGGATCGCCCGAGACGTACGCTTCGTAACCGTACCGCGCGAGCTCTGCAATAATCGCGTCGCCGCGTGCTTTATTGATGTTCACGTTCATTTCATTGTGCTCCAGATGAATCCCACGTTGGCCCCTGCGTAGCAGAGGAATGAAAGTGCCATACCGGGGTTATGCTGACGAACGAAATCGAACGCCACAGCCAGATAAATAGCCCCAACGACTGCCAAACCCACGGCGCTCATTTTATCAATCCCATCGTGCGCATCAGACTGTCGACCGCTTCGACAGGCGTTGCGCCACCGGCACGTAAATCACATGCGTAGGCGATCCATGCAGGTTTGTCGTTCTGCCCTTTCGAAGGAAATCCGTATTGCAGGCAGAATTGCCAACGAGCGGCATCGCCCATCATTCGGATGGCAGCATCGTGGGCGAGCCTTACTTGCGCGTCGTTGCTCATGTCGGCATGTCCACGTAACGCAGGGTCACGCCGCCTTCGCAGAATTTCTCATCTGCCAGGTCGAAAAGGTAAGCCGCATAATTCGGGCTATCCCAATCGCGCCGGGGCACGATCACTTCTTTGATGCCGGCCTGCACGATACACTCCGCGCAGGCGCCACAGGGGCGCAGTGTGGCATACATACGCGATCCTAGCAGGCGGATACCGTGCCGCGCAGCGTTGTACACCGCGTTCTTCTCGGCATGCACGACAAGATCGTATTTCAACGGCCGCGACCAGCGCTCGGGTGTGTCTATCATGCCGCGCACGAGTCCGTTGAATCCCCAGACGAGCGGCGTGTTGTCATCGCTGACCACGACGGCGGCGCATTTGGTCGAGGGATCCGGCGACTTGCGAGCATAGTTGAACGCTTCCTCGATGAAGAAGCGATCCCACCCCGGCAGCCCATTGGCGTAGCGCTTGTCCATTTATGTGAAGCTGACGCCGCGCGCCAGCAGGGTGTCTAGTGCTTCAGCTTTGCCGGCGAGCTCTCCGGATTGATTCAATTGCGCGAGCTCGGCATTCGTATAAAGCTTTCCGAACTCATTGAAGAGTGCAAAGATTTCGGGCTCACTCTGCATATCGGCTATAACCCTAGCTTTGTCCGTGCCAAGTTCTGACAAAGGTTTGCCAGTTTGTTCGGACGCCTTCTTGGCAGCCGCTACCAATAGATCGGCCATTTGTTCGAGTTCCATGTTCATTCTCCGGTGGAGGGATGGGTCATAAGGCGTGCTTTAGAACGATCAGCGCGATCGATATCGGCAGCAATCGATTCTTCGCAGTGAGTCGATCCTCGTTTCAATGCGGCGCGATCGAGGAGGTTCAACATGCGTCCGAGATCGCGCAGGGCCGCTTGCGATAAGCCGGGCAGATCCTGACGCAACGCCAGGCCGCACCGACTACTGACGGTCATAGGTTCTTCTTCGTTCAGCCACAGGATCATCGAGCCTGCGTAGTCGAGCGACACGAAGACGTTGTGGATGACCTTGCCGATGCCGGCGGACAGCTGTTGAAATGCGGCACCGACTATCATCGCGGAGTGTCCTGTGTGATACGCGCCCCGCGTGGCATCGACGCTTCGCCGGCATCTTCGAGTTCCTGCTGAAGCAGCGCGAACGCGCGCCACGCCATCTTGGCGCTGTGCCTCAGACGAGGACCGCCGGGGTATTCCTGTTCGTCGAACGTACCACGCTCGCCAAGATGGCGAATGATACAGTCGGCGTGATCATTCGACTTGCCACGCGCATGGTGCATTTCCTCGCCAGGATTGTGCTTCTGGTTCCCGTGAAAGCTGACCTCGGCCACGGCGGCCATCGCCGCGGTGAAGTAGTCGAGAAAGCCGCGAGCCATCGGCATCTGTTTCCGGCGCGCCGAATTGCTCGAAAGTATTCCGGGTGTTTCTCTAAGCACGTCCTTCGGGTTTGACTGTTTGCCGGTGCCGTCGGCGTCGCTGTTGGCAAGTGCGCTATGCGGGGCCGAAGTGGTAGTCGAGCGACCATCGCCCGAGGACACATCATTGACGAGCCGCTGTAGCTCTTGATTAGGGAAGCGCCCGTTAACCTGACCTTTGTTTTGAGCAGCCACTGCCTCGTCCCATGTCATCCCGAGCGCTACCCCGTGAGAGCGTTCCCATTCCTTTTTTAGGAAGCTCATCGCTTCCCCTGCGCTCTGACCTTGGCCAGAATCATCTGCTGGATCTTGGTGCGTCTGGTGCGAAGCTTTTTGCGCGCCTGCCTGTTCGGCTTGCGTTGCGACTTTTCGGTCTCGACGCCTTTGAAGATTGCCATCAATTCACCCTGTGATGAGGTTTACGACCAGTGGCGAGGGATTCGAACCCTCCGTTGACGGAATCGAACCGTCGTTGTCCCCGCGCATGCGGGGCCCCGGTACCTACCGGTTCTGCGTACACCACCGCAGCGCCCACCGGATGGATGGTTACTCGGCGGCCGAGGCCGTCGTCTCGTTCGCAGCCTGGGCTTGCGCAGCAGCCATGGCAACAGCTGCCGCAGCAACCTGCTCGTCGAGCGCCTTCTGCAGCAAGGCAGCCAGGTCGACCTTGATGGTCTTAGCTTCGTCTTCGGCGGCCTTGTTCAGCGCCAGCTTCAGCTGCTGATCGGCATCCTGGACTGCATCGTGCAGGGGCTTCATGATGAGGCCGCACTGCTTGGCGGCAGCATTGAATTCCGCCTGGGCCTTGGCGTAGGCCGCGCCGGCCTTCGCCACTTGGGACATGTCGTTGAAAACTTCGCTTGTCACTCGGATGTCTCCTCGGTGGTTGTTGACGGAACGGTCAGCGTGAAACCGGACTGTATCACAGACCTGGAGGGGCGGTCAAGGGGTTTTGATTCCCCATCGCTTAAGCGAATTCGGATGATACTCGACTCCTTGTTTGATGTAATGCCCGTGTGCATCGCGCGGACGTAACTTATTCGCCTCCCGCATCGCCACGCGTTGCTCTTCTGGCGTCGAGCGGCTGTCATTTGCTTCAATGTTCTCTTCGTATTGCTTTCGACCGAACATTGGGTTTCCTTCGCCGCTAATTTTGGCGCAAACCTCCGCACGACTTGGGGCGCTCCCCCCACATGCGGACGATCTGTTCATCGCTCAGAGCTTCCTCGCGCTTAGGGTCGGTCATGTCAGCCCCCACTGCTCGGCCATCGCATCGGCTATTCCTTGATAGGTTCTGCTTCTTTCTTTCCATCTGTTGGGACTTGGTGGTTCTCGATGCACTCTAGCCAGCCGACCATTGACGATGTTTGTCGGTACCAAGTTGGGAAGATTTTTAAGCCATAAACAAGTAGCTTTTGTTTCTCCATGTCCGAACTCCCAAGGTTGGATGATCTGGTCAGGCTTGCGTATAGCAGTCGAAATAACAGACACCGGATTTTCCAGGCAAATCCGCTCGATGGGAGCCCCAAGCAAAGCACGTACGAATCGCAACGAATCGGCCTGCTCTGCACGTTTCTCTTTAAACCAGCGAGCACCAGAAACGGCCAGATGGGTGCAAGGAGGATGCGCAACCATAAGATCCCAGCTGGATTCCATATGATCGCGGACATCCCCCAGCAGGTGAAATGAACTTCCATCCTCGCACGGTAAAAGATCACATGACCAAGCTTCATGTCCACTCTTTCGGAATGCTTCCCTCACTATCCCGCTGAACTCGCAGGCCACCAGGACTCTCATACCTCCCCCTGCTGTGCAGCGTCAGCGAGGCCCATCGCGTGAACGATGCCATTCATGATCTGCCGAAATTCGTGAATGCTCAGTTTCCGGCGGGCTTGCTGCACCACGCTCTCGTCTGATTCAAGCCACTTCCATGCGGCGTTGTACTGAGCCTCGGTAGGCTGCGCCCGCACCTTCCCCTGCTGCTCGCGTAGGGCGGATTCTGCGGCGATCTTTAGATTTCGTTCCTCCACCAGTTCATCTATAGCTAGTTCGTGCGTAAGTATTCCAATGCGCATTTCATTCTCCGGTGGATGGATGGTAGAGAGTCTTAGTATGCCATAGTACTGGTGGATGGATGGCTAAGGTCCATCATCGAGGCACCCCGCGCACGTATGGCTCCTGCAGCATAGTGATTTCGGTCGAACCGCTCACCACGTGGTTGCATGCATCGATACACCCACCGCAAAGCAGCCGCAGCGAATCCTCGTAGTCTTCGCGACCCCAATCGCAGTCGATGTACGCGCAAAGCTCGGGGCTGAGTCTCCAGTCTCTGACCAGTTTCCTGAGTGTCGATTTCTGAACGATGATCCTCGTGCCGTACTTGACCATGATCGATCCTTAAGTGTAGGGGTTCGCTGTCAGTCTTCCCTGACAGCCGTGCTGCACTGCATCAAATGTTAGCACTCACTCTCACACCGACCGTTCGTCCGCGCCGCACCATTTGCGGCACCGCGGGACAGGCAGTCGTATCTGTCCCCAAGTGTTTGCGAAAACGCAACGGCCGGTCATAGCCTGCTTTTTGGAGCGCAAAAGCAGGCTACAGACTTACAGACTACAGACTGCATCCGCAATACCCGTGCGGCCGCGTACGCGCCCCGTGGCGCCCCGCAATCGGTCGGGAGGGTGCGCGGGTAGCCTCGAACGGACCAGGCCCGCGCTGGCGGGTGTCCTGAGGGTCTCACGCGCGGGTAATCGTGACCGGGAACCGGCTTTTAAGCGAACCGTGTACCGTAATGAACACTGAAGCCTGACCCGGGCCGCGCGCCGCACCGTCGCATGCGCGGCAATCGGCGCAAGCGGTTCCCTTGGTGTCGCTGACGCACTCAAATTCACGGGGCATAACGCTATCGTCATCCGTGCACCGCACGCGAAACGTGCGCCACCCCGCGCGCTGTGCGGCCGCGTATTCGTCGGGAGTGTCGACGCTGGCCATGCAAAGCCCGCGCAGCGGTTCAGCGACGGGGTTGCGCCATTGATGCGTGTAACCGGTGTGCCCCGTGGCATGCGTCAGAATGGCGCGCCAGACTTCAATCGGTACAGCCGCAGGGTCCCCGTAGGCGCCAAGTCTCACCGTACGGTTACCGCCGATGCTGGCAAGCACCTCGCGCGCATCCAGGTAGTTCCCGCGCTTGTAGGCGCGCCAAATCGACCCCGGACCCTGCCCGATGTTGACGTAACACGCACCCCCTAGACTCCAGCGGTGCTTGCAGTCCCCGCATATCGAGGCGTCGGCAGATTGTTTCGAAGCTTCTACGGGCGACAGATCATCTCGCAGAATCCAGGTCTGGATCATATTGCCCGTCTTGCGATTCTCTGATCGCATCGTGGCAATTGCCACGATCGGCGCGCCGTCAAGTAACGACGGTCCGCGGTAGATCACGTACCCGGCGGGATGTTTCATACGGGTTCATTCCACGCACGATCGTAATCGAGTGACGGCGCGTCACTGCGGTAGTCAATCATCGGTTACCCTTTCAATGTGACCGCATAGCGCGCCCCGATCGGGGCGCGCTGCACTCTCACACTGTCGTTAATCCCCCCGTGATTGCAACGAATTGCAAAACACAAGCCCCGCAAATTCGCCCGCGAGTGTTTCAATGTGACACATGCCCATAGTGTTTGCGGGCGGACACCCGTGCAAATTCTTGACTCGAACGATATCGCCCGTATTCAAATGCCCGCGCGTCACCCCGTACGGGGGATCGGCAACATCCCAAAGTACGGGAACGTACTTGTATCGCGACCCGGGCCGCACACGGTGCGCGATCATTCGGGCACCGCGTCAAAGTCGGATTGCGACATGGTAAGCGACGCGGTCGCGGGCTTGCCGCAAAACGTTCCACGCTCCTGCAATGCCTGACCGGGTCGAATGTCAACGCGCACGGGTTCACTCGGTCCGCCGAATTGAGGGGGTGCGTACTGCGGAAACGTGCGGATTGTCCCGATGCGCCGCGTATCTACCAGCGCGTAACTGCTACGTGATCCGCCATCCCAATAGGTGCCGTGTAGCTCGGCGGATGTACCGATTGTCACGATAACCGCATGCTTGCGGTACTGCGGTCCGCCCGCGCTGACGATATCGCGCAACGCGTTAAACTTTGGTTCGCCCTTCTTGATAATCATTTGGTAACCCAATCAATGATAGTGCAGACGATGCACACGAGTAACGCGACGGTTGTTGCGAGCATGACCCACATGGCTAATAGTCCTGAAACAATTCGCGCAATTTGGTCAGCGCAGCGTCTCCGATGATCTGGCGCAATTTCAAACCGGTTTGAATGCATGCGTTATACATCTTTTCAGCGGCGCGCGAGTCTGTATCCATGCCCAAATCACTCGCCCAATCTTCGAACGTGGGGGAGTCGATTGCGCTTGCATCTTGAATGAGGCAATACAGCACGTCACGCAACGCGGGGGGATCAAGCGGTCGTTGCTTAATGCCCCATTCGCGTACGCCATTTTCGCAAGTATTGCGCACCGCGGCCACGTGGTCAACCGTGGGGCGCGTGCCATGCACGTACCCCGGGATATGCCCGATACCTTGCTGGTAATCGGTAACAAGCGCTCCCGGTTGCACTTGCCCGTCAATTGGCGACAGCCTGCCAATTGACACGCGCCAATTGAGCGACAATTCCGACATCTTAGGGTTGCTCTTTGCGTTGCGCGACAGACTGAACGGGACGAATTGCGCCACGTAATACAGTCGTAGCGTTTGCAGGTATTCGTCGATTGCTGTGTTACGTTCGGTACTCATTCTTTCCCCTTTGCGAGTGTGCGAAGCAGTGCGGCCGCGTCGCGCATGTCTTGGCAGAATCGATCCGCGTGAACGTTGCGGCCGAATTGCTCGCGTTTACGCTCAGTCTTGAACGCCCAATCAATCAAGCGGTCCGACACATCAAGCGCCTGCTCGCAGTCGTGTAGCAATGTGCGCCACGCGATGAATTTAGGATCCGCGACGATGTCCGCGGCGCATTCGTTCGCGACCGTCAAGTGGTACGCGGTTTCTTTCGACTCGATACCCCATACACTGGCATGTGCGCCGCTTGCCTCGTGAGTGACGCACACGCCCACGTAATGCCATTCGTCGCGCACCCATCCGCGCAAGTACGCAAAATCCTCTGCGACCGCTGCAGCGATCTGATTAGCTGACAAATTCGGATGGCTTGTCATCTGCGGGTGTCCCCATTTATCGCGCAGCGCAATCTTGATAGCGCCCTCCCAATCGTAAACCCATCCCTGCCCGTAATGCGGATCGGATAGCCAGCGTTCCCCTGGACGCATGGAATCATTCGGCCCGATTTGACGCACAGGACCATGCCCGTCCGACATTTCCCACGGTGCGGGCGCGTGTGCGTCGTGGAATACTTCAAGCTTGAACGGGTGCCCGTGGGCTTCGAACAATTGCGAATATTCGGCGGGGTTGCTCATAGTTGCCTCAATAGTCAGGGCTTTCGCCCAAGTTGTCAAAATCCCGCCCATCAGCGTCGGGTCCGTTGCGGTGAATGTATTCGGCGCGTTTGCGTGCGCGCACACGTCGACCACGCTGCGCCGCTGTGTCATTTTCAAGCTTCGCGCGATCCGCAGCATCGCCGTAATTGTAGAAGTACTCAACGGGTGCGCCGTTCGAGTCTACGCAAGCCCATCCCTTGCGGCCCGCTTCGCATAGATCCGCACGCTTGACACTGTATCCGCTCATAATGGGCGCCCCATCAAATATTCGAACCATGATGCTGGCCGCTCAGTCACTTCGATACCGCGCGCCAGATCCCGCAGCATGTGGACATGCAACAGATCACCTAAGCTGACCGGGCCGACAGCGTACTGCGCGACCTTGGCAGCGTGCACGGTGCGCAAGTCCGCAACCGTGGTAGACATGATGCCCGTGCCTTGATTGTCCATTATGCGCCATCCGACACAACACGCGGGGTCTTGATCTTAACGACTGCGCGAGTGCGAATCACGCGAGGCAACGCATCGGGCCGGCTATCAATCCAATCGCGCGCTATTTGCAGCGACCATACGTAACTGTACCCGGTAACTTTGCGGGTAACATCTACGCCAGTCGGATCAAACACTGAGCATCCGCTACAGCGCCCTTCAGACTTGAGCGTATACCCGCGATACTTGTAAGTCGCCATTATCGACGCACCCAAAGGGCTAGCTCGATTGCCGCAGTAATCAGAAGTACAGTGATTGACATTTTGCGCGCTCCGAAGTGATACCTATATTATCGGCGTGTGCGGTGCAGCAATCAAGCCCGTTCATCGGGTAGAACCTGCCGTTCGTCGGTTACGGGTGACCACGCTTCGCGGTCGCTGATCTGACGCACTGACTCTAGCGTTACCTGTCCCACTAGAATGTCCGGGAAGGGCACGGATAGCCACTCTGCGGCCCGCGTGCAAGCGGCCCCCGCCGTGGGTGCATCCAGGACGATCGATTCAACCACGGTGCCCGGTACCGCATGGGTGACGCTAAAGTGCGGCATTTGCTTGACGCTCGCAAAGGGTCAAAAGAATACGCGCGTTGTCTTCCCAAAATTTGAGCGCATGCCGAACATCCATGCGTTTGATAGTGTCATCGTCAAATGACGCCCATTCGGCATGTGTGCGACCTTGGCACCCAATAAACATATGATTTTCGGTTATCGTAATATACCACTGTAAACCACTCAAACAAATGGGGGTTTTCGACACCTCGGCATTGCCGAACACGCTGGCATTGCCGAACACGCGGGCATTGCCGAACACGCTGGCATTGTCGAACACGCGGGCATTGCCGAACACCTCGACAGTGCCTAACACGCGGGCATTGCCGAACACGCGGGCATTGCCTAACACGCGGGCATTGCCTAACACGCGGGCATTGCCTAACACGTGGGCATCGTCGTACACGTGGGCATCGCCGAACACGCTGGCATCGTCGTACACGCGGGCATTGTCGAACACGCGGGTATTGTCGAACACCTCGGCATTGCCGAACACGCGGGCATTGTCGAACACCTCGACAGTGCCTAACACGCGGGCATTGCCGTACACGCGGGCATTACCTAACACGCGGGCATTGCCTAACACGCGGGCATTGTCGAACACCTCGACAGTGCCTAACACGCGGGCATTGCCGTACACGCGGGCATTGTCGAACACCTCGGCATTGCCGAACACCTCGGCATTGTCGAACACGCGGGCATTGCCTAACACGCGGGCATTGCCGTACACGCGGGCATTGCCTAACACGCGGGCATTGCCTAACACGCGGGCATCGCCGAACACGCGAGCATTGCCTGATTGCGACAAATTCGTTTCACTCTCCAACCACCCACCTAAATTGCCGTCCGACAGATATCGAATGCGCCGCAATCCGTATTCGTTCGGCTCGCCGATCAATTCGTACTTGTTCATGAACAATTCTCCTCACGGTCAAGACCACGATGCGCGCAGTCTAGCGTGTGATAGTTGAGAAGCGTATGCAAACCCGTAACGAACGAATCTGCGTCCGGTTCATCAGGACAATTGAACCGAACCACCTCAGCACCGGGTCGGGACATCACGACGTCAAACACGTGTGACCCGTCGGACAGTGTTACGCGAACCTTGCTAATGACTGTGCCGTGCATGATTTGTCACTCGTACACGCGGGCATTGCCGAACACGCGGGCATTGCCGAACACGCTGGCATCGTCGTACACGCGGGCATTGCCGAACACGTGGGCATCGTCGTACACGTGGGCATCGCCGAACACGTAGGCATCGTCGTACACGTGGGCATCGCCGAACACGCTGGTATCGTCGTACACGCGGGCATTGCCGAACACGCTGGCATTGTCGAACACGCTGGCATCGTCGTACACGCGGGCATCGCCGAACACGTGGGCATCGTCGTACACGTGGGCATTGCCGTACACGTGGGCATTGCCGAACACGCTGGCATCGCCGAACACGCGGGCATCGCCGAACACGCGGGCATTGTCGAACACGATGGCATCGCCGAACACGCTGGCATCGTCGTACACGCGGGCATTGCCTGATTGCGACAAATTCGTTTCGCTTTCCAGCCATCCCCCTAAACTACCGTCCGACAGATACCGAATGCGCCGCAATCCGCATTCATTCGGTTCGCCGATCAATTCATACTTGTTCATGAACAATTCTCCTCACGGTCAAGACCACGGCGCGGGGAATGGCAAGGTTAACGCGATAGTGAGCCATCATTCCCCCCGTGCGTCAGCGAGTGCGGCCGCTTGCGTTTCAAACGGTCCGATCGGATCACCATCAGGCAAGCACCCCGGAAAGCAAAACCAGTAATACCAGCCGGGTCCGTCAAGGTCGCTATCCGTCTGCAAGTCGCCCGAGTGCCAAACTTCAAGGTCGGGCAGTGCGTGCGGGTCATTCTCGCGTGTCGGGTCGCTGTAGGCTTGCATTGTCTTACCTGTGCCGTGCATGATTGTGTGTCTCCAAGTGAGGGTTACAGGCTGAACACTGGCGCGGTGCTGTCTTGCCAGCGGCGCCATTTATTACGGGCAATCCGCTCGAATGTGCGGACCGGTAAGTCCATGAACCGCGCACGGATGCGCGTCTCGCCAAAGCACGAAAATACTTCTTCTACGCGCCATTGTTCAGGGCTACCGTTCGGGTGCGTGATGCTGAACGTGTCGCCGACACGCGGCATATGCTCGAACCGATCCGCCAGCAGTGACGTAGCTTGCGGGGTCCATTCAAATTCAGCATAGCGGTCAGCGCGGGCTTGCGACTGTTGCTGCTGAACCGGTTGCTGCATCATCTTGCGCACAACCGTGTCCAGGTACTTACCGATAGCGCGTCCCTTCAGGTTGCTGCGATTGTCCATGATGGCGTCAACCTTCCCCTGCATGATATATGCGGGAGTTTCGGCGCTTGCGTCGTGCGGGGTTGTGATCATCTGCTTCGCGCCGCTACGCAAGTCATCTTGCAATCGCGCGGTCCATACACATATTTCGCGCATTTCGGCAGCGCTCAAAGCGTGTTGCGCTTGAACGGTGTACTGCACTCCCGTATGCGGGTCCGTCCACATGGTCGTGATTGACTTGCGGGGTTTGCTGATACGTGCCATGGTTGAATGCTCCGAGTGAGTGGTTGCGCTACACATGCATTATCGGGTCAAATGCACTGCAACATGACGCCGTTCGTCGGGTGAAACCTACCGTCTGTCGCCTATGCCGTCGTGTCCACATGCTGGCCTAGCGCCATGTGTCGGATGTCGCGGTATCGGGCAATTGCGTCAGCCGCCCACGTGTCGCGCCGATGCTGTTCCCACGTCTGACGCAGTGCGACTCGCTCCACATTATCCAGCGTCCGCAGGAAGCAGAACGGCCGGCCCGCGTCCAGGCATTCAAGCAGCGCAGGGTCGATCACCCATGGCAATGCAGCGCGCTGTCGCACCGTAGCCACGGCGGCGCGGTAGCGCTCGATCGGCGTCAGAGCGGCGCTCATCCGATTACCCGCTTAGAGCGTCGTTGACGATACATTCCACGCAATCCCCATTCAAGTCTCGCACCGTGTGACCATCGGGGCATGGGATAGACGAACGGTAATAGCGCCGTTGCGTTGCAGCCGCGCGGGACCGCTCAGTGTCTCGCGTCTTTTCAGTCTGACTTTTACGTGTCATTGTCACTCACCCAGTAAGGTTTGACAGGGGGCGGAATTGCCTCACCCGCGGCGCGTCGGCGCGCCAGATCAGCAGCAAATGCGCGGCCCTCTGCCACCTGTCGCTCTGACTCGATACGCGCCGTCTGACGCGCGAGCGCCCGCTTGCGTCCAAGGGGGATCACTGGCGCTGCGGGTTTGATGCGTTGCGCTGGATAGTCGAATGCACGGCGCCATGCCAACAAACACTCTTTGCATCGCGCACCCGCATGGGTAGGCGGATTGACCCCGCAAACGCGACAGATTGTCGCTCGCGCCGGCCCGCGCTTTCCGCCCTTTGCTGCTGAACGTTTAGCATGATAGAGAATCTCACCCATTGCCAGACGCGCCAACGTGCGCCGTCCTGGTTTATCCTCGAACCGGGTTTGACGCCCATCAGGTTTGCGCGGGAACGTATCGAGCCATTGAAACACCCGCGCCGCATGACCACGGATCGGGATATTTTGCCCGTATTTGCGAACCATCGTTTCAGCGTCACCTGCGGTATTTCGCACGTAGACAGTGCAGTGACCTACCCCGGGCACAGACCACGACCTGGTATCAAAGCGTCGACCCCGATACGCGCTGTTCACCATTGCGCCTAGCCGAGGGCGATCGATCCGCTCGAATCCCGCGGCGCTCATAGCGTCGGTAAGCGCGCGAGTATGTAGCTTTGGCAATCCCAACGTGCGCAACATTTGCGACACCCAAGGGGCCGGAATTACGTCGTGCGGTGCTAGTAGCTGTTCGAGCAATTCTGTCATATGTAGCCTACTGTCCTTATGAACGGCTTTCCGTTTCCCCCGGTCAGCAAAACAACCCCTTGGGTTAAATACTGTCCTAGCTGGGGAATACAAACCCTATACATACGGACAGTCTACTACAAAACCGAACCCGTGGCAATCGTCGCGTGATAGCCCGAACACATGCCACATTTTCGGCATTTGTAGCTCTGACTGTAGGGCTACCAGACGAACGGCCGCCCTCTCCCGCAAACGCCGAAATGCAGCAAATGTTGCAAATGCGCAACAGTGGCACAAATGATACATGTGGCACAAATGATACATTGCGTTGCTAAAATGCGACAGTGGCGCAAATGCAACACTTGCTGCATTGCGTCATTTGCTGCATGGCAGAAATGCGACATTGTTGCGCCGATACAACGAGTAAGTGCTCACTAATGTTGCGTTGCAAAAAAAGGTACCGGATTTAGGGTCAGGGTCGCGGTAAGCGTCGGTCGCTCGGCTATTAGAAATTGACGAATAACATCAGGTGAATTAATTTTAAAAAATTCGGGGACAGTTTCGGAAACTTGACACTAACGTGCTACAATGTTATGTCAATAACGGGGTGTCGAATGCGTTATAAACCGATGAGCTCGATGCACGACACTGCTCGGGCGACCGCAATGCAACAACGAGAGCCCCGATTCAATGGGGATCCGTGCCGCACCGACGTCACGCACGGATCTGAGAGGTACTCGTGCAGCGGCACATGTGTCATGTGCGCAAACGCAAGGGCCGCCAAGCTTATGAAGTCGCGGCGCACCGAGAAACCTGAGCACGTCTTCATCACGAATGTGCGAAACCGTGCCGCAAAATCAGGCATAGCATTCGATCTGACGAATGACGATTGTGAACCAGGCGGATGTCTCGGCTCTATTCCGAGCATATGCCCGGTTCTAGGCATCCCTCTCGTACGCGGCACGGGGCAGTGTTCGCCGGGACTTCCTAGCATCGACAAGATTCGACCCGAGCTCGGGTATGTGAGGGGGAACGTGCGATGGATCTCGTTCCGAGCAAATACGCTGAAGTCGAATGCGACACTCCGCGAGTTAGAATTGGTACTGATCGACGCTGCAAAAATTCAATTTGAGGCCTGAAATGTCAACATCGCACACACCACACGCTCCTTCTCACGGGAAGACTACCGTAGCGGCCATCGAGCGCAACGAGCGAACGAAGCAAGTGCTGGAATTGCGCCTGAAGGGGCTTACCCTTAAGGAATGCGCAGATCAGCTGGGGCTTAGCGTCTCGGGCTGCAGCAAGATGATCAGGCGCTACATGCAGGACAACCCCTCGCAGGCCGCCGAGGAGTTTCGCGAGATGGAGTTGGAGAAATACGACAAAGTCGAGGCACAGCTGTTCAAGAAGACGCAGCGCAAGTACATCAAGGTGAACGCCGGCCAGGTCGTCATGATCCCGGTGAAGGGCGCTGATGGCCAGGTGCTGTTGGAGCGCAACGTGAACACGGGGCAGCTACAGCCGGTCCTGGAGGAGATGGTCGACGAGGGGCCTCAGAACGAAGCCATAGGCCTGCTGCTGAAGCTGTGGCATCGCCGGGCCATGCTCCTGGGCATCGACGCGCCCACACGCGTGAAGGTCGACACGCCGGTTGATCCGGCGGCCGGGATGACCCAGGCTCAGATCGACCACGCAGCATCCCTATGGCTGCGGACGATGAATGCGCGGGCCACTGACGCCACGGTCGTTACGGGCAGGCCCGTTTCGGTCTCGTCGAGACTCGAGTCTACTACGTCCCCAATTAGACTGGCGGACGATCCAATCCTTAGGAGTTAATCATGATCAAGGTGGGCGACACGATTCAAATAATCAAGTTGCCGGAAGGCTGCGGGTTGCCGTACCTACATGCCGGCGCCCGCGGTGAGGTGACGCGTGTCGAGTTCGATCTGATAGCTGTTCGATTCGACGAAGGTGAAATGTGGTGTGACCCTAAAGAGGTGAGACTATGTTCGTGAATTGGTTCAAGAAATACATGTTGTCGCCCGTCACGACGTCGTTGGAGCTGCACGCGTTCATGATCTTCACGGTGCTGGCGCTGTGGTCGCATTGGCTGCCCGGCCTGCGCTGGTACGGGCTCGCGGCCGCGGTGGCGTTCACAGCGTGGAAGGAGTTCTGGTTCGACTTGCATGAAGAAGGTGCGTCAATTCAATCAGGGTGCGTCGACTTCGGCGGATACTGCATCGGATTCGCACTCACGGTGCTGGTCTGGGTCTTCTGATGCGACTGCAAGATGACCCCATCCTTTGGGAGGTGACGCCATACGGCGTGCTGCCGCCCGACGGGCCCGAGCCAGAGGAGGAACTCACGCCCGAGCAGCACCAGGCCGTGCGCGAGGCAATGGCCCGGCAGGACTTCCGCAGTTTCGTGCACCTGATGCACATGGAGCTCTCCGACGGGCGGCCGTTTGACGAGCAGGAGTTCCACACGACGCTCATGCAATTCTTACAGCAGTGCTTCGAGGGGAAGTACCTGGGCGCCGATATCAACATCCCGCCGCGGTTCGGCAAGACATACATCGTGTGCATGTGGATCGCGTTCGGGATGGGCCAGTACCCGGACTCAAACATCATGTACATCTGCTCTACGGAGAAGCTGGCCAACGACTCGTCGGACCTGATCCGTCAGAAGATCATGGGATCGGCTCTGTACAAGCGGCTGTTCCCCAAGACCGTCATCGACCGGAAGAACGACAGCAAGGAAGTGACGAAGACGACGCAGGGCGGCAACATGAAGTTCGTCGGAATCAACGGCCAGATCACGGGCTTCGGCGTCGGCATCAAAGGCGTGCTCGATCGCTTCTCGGGCGCGCTGGTCATGGACGACTTGCACAAACTGCAGGAAGCCAAGAGCGAGCTCAGCAAGGAGGAGGTGCTCAACATCGTTGGTGGTGTCGTCAACTCGCGACGCAACGAGACGACGCGTACGCCGTTCCTGGTCATTGGGCAGCGGGCCGCCACGGACGACATTTTCTCGAAGCTTCATCTACCAGATGAACATGGGCGTCAGGACATGACCAGCATCCTGGGCGTCAAGTTCCATAACCTGACTCTGACCGCGCTCGACGAGAACGACAACTCGCGATGGGAAGGCGGCGCCACTACAGAGTGGCTGCACGCGTATCGCCTGCAGAAACCGTGGGAGTTCGCCACGCAGTATATGCAGCAGCCGTACAACGTGTCGGGTACGACATTCAAGGTCGACGCTATGCCGGTGATCACGGTGCGGCCGCCGGGTCCTCGCCTAGCCTGCCGCGGATGGGACCTGGCCGCGCGTGAGCTCAAGGCGGGTAGGACCGAGCCCGACTTCACAGCGAGCGTGCTGCTGGCGTACTACCCCCAGGTGCACATCTACGTCATCGAGGAATTCATGCTGTTTCGCGCGCGCCCGGATGAGGTAAAGGCGCGGATGAAGGCAACAGCACATCGCGACGGACGTGACGTGAAGATAGCGGTGCCGGTGGAGCCGGGCCAGGCAGGCACCGACCAATTCATGACCATCACACAGCTGCTTGACGGTTACACGGTTGTGGAGCGCCCTGCGCGATCGGATAAACAGACACGCGCAGACCCACTCGCCTCGCAGCTGAACGTGGGGTGGGTCGCGGTCATGGCACACTGCGCCGACGCTGTCAAGGATCACTTCCGGCCGTTCCCAGACTGCCGCCACGACGACGGGGTCGACGCGTGCGCTGACGCCTATGCGGTGCTGGCCATTCCGGATGAAGAGACGCTGGAGAAGCTGAAGGCTGTTGCAAATGTGCAACGCCTGGCGCAATTCAAGTTCACCGACGGCCTGGTGCGCGAGCGCGCCGACGGAGAGACACCCACTCGCGTGGGGTATCTAGCTGACGAGGATGAGGTGTAGTCGACTGTCTAGAACTATGGTGTCCTGTTCCGCCAATCAGCCAAAGACCTACTGGTAACCATATACCACTTGCTGGCGGGATACAGGGTCGACACTTCCAGACAGTTGACACGCGAAAGTGGCATCCGCGCAACATGCGAATTCGGAGTACCATCGCAGACTCACTCTTTGGGGAGAATCCCATGTTCAGTTCCGTGTATGCGTTTCTGGCCACGAACGCTTTGTTGATCGGCACTCACGCAGCCGCTGTCGTGGTTGGCGTGTTCGTGCAGGCGAAACATCCGATGATCGCTCAAAAGATCAAGGCCGATGTGGCAGCTGCTCAATCTGCAGTGAAAAAGCTGTAATCGAATCAGAGGGTCCCCACGCTGCAGTGCAGCGTGGCATACTCTCGATTCACTTCTTCGAAAGGAATCACCATGATGAATGCAAACGCAGTCGCCAGCCTCGGCAGCCCGGTTAACGTGGGTCTGGTAGGGCCGGTCAACTTCAATCTGCTGGACAGCACCGGCGCGATCGTGTCCACGCAAAGTGGGCAAGACACCACGGGCACGGGCACGCAAGTGTCGGTCACGTTCAACAACGTTGCCCCTGGCACCTACACGATCTCGGCGGAACGGATTGACGCGCAAACGGCCCGCCCGGCCGCCCCCGCGGTGGTCTCGCTGCCGTTTACGGTGCCGAACGTGACGGCGACAATTCCGCTGTCCGTGACAGTCACGTTGTCGTGAGCTCGGTCCTTGGGCTAGTCCGCGAGCTTAACTGGCGGTACTCACCCAAGTGGCGGAGATGGCGAGAAAGACGGAGACACCGTCGCATTTACGCCACGATACCGATCTCAGTTACAGTCGTGGTAACAACCAACTGACAATCCCCGCATATGCGGGGATTTTTTTCACCCTCAACCGATCGGATGAGTTGACTTTGATTTCGGGTAAGATCAGGCTATCGAACCACCGTACCGAGCGGTTCTCGGGATGTTGAATAAAGGAAGCGGGAAAATGAAGCAATTCATTGCAGGATGTTTCGCATTGCTGTTTTCGACGTTTGCGCTCGCGCAGACGTGTACGCATGCCGCGCCATGCGCGGGTCCTACCCCCAATCCGTTTCCGCCGCAGATCAGCACCGCGGGTAACAGCGGACGTGAGACTATCTCTCAAGGGGCACTGGTCAACGGCACATACACGCAGACCACTTTCCGCATTGGCGGCACTAGCAACCCTCTGGTGACTGAAGATTTCTCCGGTGCTATCCAGGCCAGTTTCTCCGGCTATTACACGTCAGACGCGGCAGCTACGGCAGCTGGCGGCGGATGGGTCATCACCAACATGCCGTGGACGTTGTACGGTCAGGAAGGGCGAGGCGTGTGTTCAGGGCGCGGATGTCCTCCGCCGACGTATCTGACATACATGCCGGCAACAGACGTGAATGGCGCGCCTCTAGTCTCGATCGTTCAGGCGGTGCCGGAGACTACGACTGATGCCAACGGAAACACGGTTCCGGTGATGGGGCAGGGCTTCTGCGGCGGATCCCCTTGCATGTTGCAGCAATGGGTCTCGACGGGTCAGCCGGCTCTTTTGGGCGATGGGACGGTGGCGCAATTCAATCACGCCACCTACGCCTGCAACACCTGGGTGCGGTGCGACGAATGGGTCCTGAACCAAAGCACGGGGAACGTGTTGCAGCCGGGAACGTATCTGGTGACGTTCACGGGTTCGGGATGCGGTGGATTCAATTGCGGCATCCTCGACAATGCTACGTTCTTCTCCTACATTCCGATTTGGGGGAATGGTCTGCAGCAGCATTACGTCTCTCCGCCGAGTGGCGGCGGGGGCGGTGGTGGAGATGACGCAGTTAGGCGATAGCCTAATAATAGGCCCTTCGGGGCCTATTTTTTTCTTGCATCAGATCGGATCATGTGCTACAGTCTCGCTCTCGATGATGCTGTTCAAGTGATAGGGCCGGCGGCGCCGCCGGTTGCGAGTCGAAGCGGCGAGGCGCTAATTGCCTGTGACCCGTCCGACGTGCCGAACTTTTGGTGGGATACCTGGCTTTGCCGGGCACACCGTTCATAGGCCAATGCAGGCGGTCGCGCCGCGCCGAATCACTTGAACAGCATCATCACTTGCATTGGATCCGCAACCGGAGATGAAGATGCACTGGCTGATTTACTTCATATGCGCAATCTACACTCTGCGCGCCCTCATGGAATTCTCGTACGGCAAATACGCGCATCACGGTGCGGCGTTCGACTACGCGCTTGTTGCAGTACTCTGCGCAGTCATTCTGTGGGTTCACGTATGAATCGGGGGTAACGACATGTTCAACACCGTTGGGGTTCCGACACTCAGTCCTGCGCAAGCCGTTGTGCTTCTCGCTGCACTCGACCGGAAGCATCTCGAATGGATCAAGGCACGCCACGCGCGCTGTCCGTTCGGCGGCCCAACTATAACTCCGGGCGAGATTCTCGACCTGGCCCGTCAAGCAATTAGGGAGTCCACGCAATGACGAATTGCCTGTTTACCGCATGTCTGCAGCTGCTGCTCGGCGGCTCCTACGAAACGAATCCTCCGAATGGTACGTGGTACCAAGCCGAGAAGCCTCATTCGTTTCGCAACGAAGGTGTGGCATATGGTGTCACGCTGGTCGGCTCAAACTGGAGCGTGTCGGCAGAGCGCCTGGGGAGGATGACATCGTCTGCGATCGCATGTGGCGCAGACGAGCCGGCCTGTCGTGACGGGCGTGTTCCGTACAGCCACTGGTACGGGGTAGAGCATCCGTATGGGATTTGGGCGGCGTACGAGCCTCACTGGGGCCCGGCGTTCGCGCAGATCGGGGTGGGTGTCGCGCGTTCGGGATTCGCGATGAATATCCCCGATTGGACCGATGGGACGGTCAAGCCGCATCAGGGTCTACGAGTGGACAACACTCAAACCCTTGTGTCACCGCTGGCGGGGATCGGATATCGCACTCCCGTGGCGGAATTGATTTTCAACTATCGTCTCTTGCGCACGGAGAATGTCCACGTTGGTTCGGTACAGACGCAGTACCAAGGATTGGGATGGGGCGTTTTCAGCCTGTCGCTTCGTTCCGAGTTTTAATTTTTTCGCGGAGTGATTCGAATGGCTCATAAGCCTCGTCTTTGGCGCGAGTGCGGTGTATGGTATTGCCGGCTAGGATGGGTTGCGCGTAGAGGATCCACTCCGCGCGAAGCGTACGATCATCTGATGTTCGTTTTGAGGAAATTCTGATGATCGACGATCTGACGGTTTGTCAAGCAGTTACTGCAGGAATGTGCGCTGCAGCACTCGTGGCGGCCGGCTGTTGGATCCTGGATCTGATCCGGCAGATTGCTGATCAGAATGACGACGATATTTATTGACACGACCGTCATTTACTGCCATAATGACTGTTCACTCGATGGAGGCAACGCCTGTGAAGTCGGTCGATTCTAATCTGTATCAATACATGCCGGACCGCAACAAACTCACCGCGACCGCAATCAGAAACATCCGCCTGAATGTCCGCGAGATCGACGCCCTGCGCGACGTTCTGCTCGCCCGGTTCGACATCGGCAACAAACCCGCCCGCCCGGTGATGGTCATGGAGCAGGCCGTCAATGCGATGAATTTCATCGAGCGGTTGCGCATACGCATCGAGCAGGACGTCTGGAGCGATCTGCTGAAGGTGGCGAAGAAAGAACGCGCCCGTGTCCGTCGGCTCGCCAAGGGGAAGTGATGGCTAAGACCCGACAGCAGCGGTACGAAGAAGCGGTCGAGCGGAACATCCGCAACATGCTCAACCCGCCCGACCGCGCCGGCCGGCGCACGCGCGACAAGTTCAAGTCTCTCGAAGAGGCCAAGCACATCCTGGGCGCCCGCGAGCGCGACACCCAATTCGATACCGAGATCCGGCAATTCGTGGAGGATTGATGAGTCCTGGCCAGGTTTTTATAACATTGATAGTCATGTTCGGCATCCTTCTTTCTTGGATGTTTGTTCCAGTTACTCCACGAGAATTCAACTGGAAGGATACTGAGTGATGGCTACGAAACCGAAACATCCAACTGGCACGTTCGACAACTGCACCAGCAGTCGCCGGGAGGTTTGGTACGACGGACGACTGGAAGTTAGTCATTCGAAAGATTTCATTGACATGGAGCAATGCCGTAACTACGCGTTCGGTATGAGTGTGCATCCATGGGGTCACTTCCCGGATCTGTTGATCACTCGGGACACGACGCGATGACTCCCGAGGATCGCAACCGACTGCGGGGTATTCTGGTTCGCGTCAGCGTGGCGTTACGTACCGGGCTCGGTCATCGCGAGACGCTCGAAGAAGTCGAGGAAGAGATCGAAGAGCTCGAACGTGCGGGCGCCTATACGCGTCTCAGTGGGGAATGAAATGAGCGCCACCTACGCAGTGCCCGGCGAAATCGTTCCGGGTATGATCAGTCAAATCCAACCCCCAGCCCCGCCCCCACTGTGGGCTGTGATTCTGATCAATGATGACATCACACCGGCCGAGTTCGTGGTTGAGTTGTTGATCCAGATCTTCGGCAAAACTGCTTTCGAAGCGGTCGATATCATGCTCAAGGTTCATACTGAAGGGCGTGCCGTGGCCGGTGTATATTCTCATCAAATTGCCGAGACTCGAGTCTACCAAGTTCGTGGCACGGCAAGCAATCACAGACATCCCCTGCAATGCACTATGGAGGTAGCATGACACCGAAGAGCAAGTTGGTCGCGACCATTGACGCCAAACCACCAAAAGAATTCCCCGAGATCGTGGCAATGCCCGTCGAACAGCTGGTCGAGAAGATCCGCATGTCGATCGATCGCTTCTACCGCGAGGGCCTGTACTCGGAGAATCTGTCGTACATGGCGCGTGCCGCCGTACTGCTGACCGAATATGCCAACGATAACGACGGCGGGGCATTGCTCGACGCCGTGACTGCACTCTACTATGCGGCAGTGTGGCATGCTGACCGCCCCGTGGATGCGGCAGGTCTTTGGACCGCGGTGCGTGACGCCGCAGGTTTCGAACCTGGCCAGAGCCCGGCGCCGGCCGACGGTAAGATGATCTTCGTCCCCGCGGCGCACGTTGCCGCGATCGAGTCGACCCTGGCGTATTTGACAAAATGAGTGAGCCTATCCTCAATTGGCGCGCCGTGCTAGATCACGGCATAGTGCGCCTGGTCGACCACATGGGTGACGACCAGATGATCGTGCGCGCGGCCCGGGTGTCGTACAACGCCGCGCCGCGCAACGACGGATCGGACGAGAAGCTGATCGCTTACCTGATGGAGAACAAGCACACGTCGCCATTCGAGCATGTGATCTTCTGTTTCGAGGCGAAGGCTCCGATCTTCAACTTCCGTCAGTGGCATCGGCACCGCACCTGGAAGTACAACGAGCAGTCGGGTCGCTATAGCGAGCTCGAAGAGTGCTTCTACGTGCCGGCGCTTGACCAGATCACGACGCAATCGACGCACAACAAGCAGATGCGGACTGACGAGGTAAATGAGAATGCGGCTGAGATACAGGACGAGATCCGATGCGCGTGTCTGGAATCGTTCCGGAGCTACAGAAAACTCCTGTCGCTCGGTTGCCCCCGCGAGCTCGCGCGCGGCGTGCTGCCACTGAACACGTACAGCAAGCACTTCGCGACCGTCGATCTGCACAACTTGTTCGGTTTCCTTAGGCTTCGTTTGCACGAGCATGCGCAGTTTGAAATACGGGTCTACGCCGAAGCCATGCTCGACCTGATTCGCCCATACGTTCCCGCGGCTGTGGCCGCATTTGAAAGGACCCTGTGATGAGAAGCCTGTCGTTTTCGATCATGCTCGCGATCTATGCTGTTGCCGGGGCCGCCGTTGCCCACACGATGAACGAAACCGAATGCCACGCGTTCGCGTGGGACGCGAAGCAGGAAGCGTTCGACGTCAAGAACGCGTCCCTCAAGATGCAACTCGGTGTGATGGCGGCGACTCTGGAGATCTGTCGCGATCCCGCTCATCGGCTGACGTGCATCTACAAAGACGACGACGACGATCAGCAGGCAATCAATACCCTGAATTGGATTTACGGTAATCTTACGCTGTCGGCGAAACAGGTCCATGATATAGTGGAGAGCAACTGCAAAGAGCGGTTGATGGAGTCGTTGCGCCAATCGCACGGTGTGCCGAATAAGGATTGACATGGTCGTATTGACGCGAGCCTTCTGGACAGCATCGATTCTCGGTAGCATGTTTGTTTTAGTGTCCTGCGGCTCGCACGCACATACCCTGCAGCCGGGTGAATGTATATCGTATGCATCCGACGCCGAACGATTCATGACTCTGAAAATACAGGGTTGGTCGGTCGACGAAGCGGACGAAGGTCTGCGGAAGATGTTCGAAGACGGTCGTTGGTTTACATACGTCCGAGACAAAGAAGACGTGTCTCGCGTGCGCGAAACCGTTCATTCGTTATGGGACATGGATGACGAAGTGACTCCGCGAATGGTGCGAGAAGCGGTCCTTGGTAAGTGTGATCCTGACAATGCTGAGCAATTCCGGTTCATGTTTCAACTGCCTGATTTGCACGGAGCCTGATATGCCGTACCCGCCTAACGTGTTCGAGCCCAATGGGGCCCCTGACGGAATGTTCAATGGAGGTACGCCAGGTTTGCGAGTGACAAAAGGCCAGTATGCGCTCGACTGGATTCGGGCGCTCGGAGGCGATGTCATTTTGTCGAACAACTTCACCACGATGACGGTCACGATGCCGTTCCAACCCGACAACACTCCGACGCCGCTGCCGGCCGAACTCCAGGCTTTGATCAGCAATGCTCGTGAATCTATCATCGGCGCCGTGCGCGGTGTCCAATACCCTCCGCTGCCGGTGATCGATACCGATGGCGATTTGGACGGTGATTGAACGTGAAGCCAGCTGAGATCGTAGAAGCCTGTGAAAAGCGCGGAGTCAAACTGCGCATCAACCCGACTGACGGTAAACTGACGGCCACGCCAAAGCGCAAGGTCCCGGCCGATTTGCTGCAAGAGATTCGCAAGTGTCGCGCCGATCTAATCGAATTCATCGAGGAACGCGACGGGGGCGGCCAAGAGCTCACAATCGACGATCTGCCGCCCCCTGAGCCCGCCAAGCCTTCGATCGCCGAGACGATCATTAGTACTGCGGCCGCGATGGGGATCACGATCACGCTTGATCATCCGAATGCTATGGGCATGATCAAAGTCATCACACCGTGGGTGACTCGCATGGTCCCTGATCCGAAGGATGTGGCGAACGGAAATCCAAAGGACAACCCCCTTCCGTGGGTTGACGCACCGCCAGAGATCAGTGCACTGATTGATACCGCGACATTTCCGGACGCCGATTATGTGAACATGCAGCGGTCGCAGATTCCGATCGAACTCCGCATGGCGATCGACAATTTCAGGCCCGAGCTGATCGCGTATCTACGAGCACCATACCTGCCAGATCCAGGTCCAGAGCCCGTCGACAACCCGGCGAAGCGTTCGATCTGGGAACGCATGGCCCGGCCCGACAGTAACATTCCCGGCGCGCGCGACAACCAGAAGCGAATCAAACAACTGCTGTTTGGCGATCACAAGGCAGTCGAGGATCGTAAGGCTGCGCAGCGTCGAAACATGCTGGACTTGGCACTTCCGACCATCGTGGCCGCGAATGCCGCTCGACGTGGAGGAACGAAGTGATACTGCCGACCTGGGATGAATGCAACGACGCACTGGCTCGCACAGGGCAGATGGATCCGCTGCAGTCATTTGTCTACGAAAATGAGCCCGGGTCGCCTCATGACCATGTATGGCGTGAACAGCTGCAGGCCGCGCTTGATTTCGTTACGGCCCCACGCTCGAAGAAAGAATCAGGTGGCGGCGCGCCGCGCCCCACTAAGAAGGCATCAGCGCTAGCCGGAGATCCGATCCTACAATCGAAGGATTTGCAAGTGACGCAAACCCCGGCAACTACGGGGAAACATTTCAAGGGTACCGGCCGCTTCGCGCAGAATGGTGAAGGTGAAATGGTCGAGATTGGCACCTGGCTGAATCCTGCCGGCGACGTTGAAGCTGGTCGCTTGACGCGCGAGACCGGTGTTCCGCATACTGTCGATCCGCGGACAGGGGATGTCGTGCGGGCTGGCGGTGGTACGGTCGAGATCGCACCACCAGTTTTGGCCGATCCAGGAACCACGGTCATCGTGGCGCCCAATGCAGGGGAGGCGTTCGATCAACGACCGGTTTTGGGCGCAAGCTCGCGTCTGCCCCAACCGACGCACAGGATCGCGTAGAATAGACTGCAGGCATAGCCTACGAGGAAACCCGGGCTCAGGTATCCGAGGGGGCTTGACTCGCGGCCCCCGCCCACCAATTTTAGGAGAATCACATGCCCGTCGCTTCCCACACCATGACCATCCCGGTCAATGTCACGAACGCGCTTAGTGGCGCTCAGACCATAACCCAGGTCGTCGTCACGTTGAACACGGACAATGCGGCCGATGCGGTCGCGAACGTGTTGCTGGCCCTTGGCGGCGCTTCCGCGGTGTTCAATCCGCAGACCGTGAATACCAGCCAGTTTGCGTGACCGTCATGAGCCTGGTCCGCATCGAGGCCCTGTCTCTCGATTCGGCGGTCCAGCTTGACGCCGAGGACAATCGCACGTACCGGATGCAGGGCGGCCTTGGCGAAGCCAGCACAATAATTGTGGACATGGCGCGCGTCGGCGATCGTCTGACCATTACCCTGACCCGGCCGGCTGCCAAGCTCGATACCGACAGTATTCATCGGCAACCGGCGCCAACTCTTGAAGCCTTCGATAAGAAGGTCCGAAATAGGGGACGGAAATGATTCGCACGCTCACGGGGTCGTTGGCCGAATTCTCCATGACGGCATGTGAAAATGCCAGCCTGGCCACTCGGCAGGCGGCGTGCGCAGGGTACAAAACAGGCTTCAGCTGTGGCGCCCAGATTCTTCTCGGAGCATTCACACAATGCACCTCCTCCGGCGAATTTGATGGTGAAAAATTCGCCCGGCTGATGAAACCCTTCCTCGAAGATCTAGACCAGCACTGCATGCCTTGATTCGGTGATACCATCTTGATTCAATTTGAATCGAGGTTTCAAGATGGCGAACGGATGGGGCGGGAAGCGTAACGGTGCCGGCGCGCCAAAACGAGTGGGTGTCACTCAGGTAGCACGCTCCGCGAGAGTCGCCGACAGCAAGGCTCGTGAGAGTATCGGCATGGACGCCGTTACCCCGATGGCGAAAGCGACGGCCGGCGGCAAATTCCAGGACTCGTTCGTCAACTACACGCACCGGCTCGGGCTCGGCGCGCAGAACATCCTTTCAAGCTCCAGTTCAAGTTTCAACCCGCTGACCCGGATCCGCACGCTGGTCGAGTGGATGTACCGCGGGCAGTTCGTCTGCAAGAACGCCATCGACGTGATCCCGGAAGACATGACTCGTCAAGGGGTCATTCTTAATGGGCCTATGAAGCCAAAGGACATCCGTAAGATGGATGCCGAGGCCACGAAGCTTAATCTGTGGACGAGCGTCCGGTCGGTGCTGAAGTGGTCGCGCCTGTACGGCGGGTGCCTCGGGTTCATCATAATCGCCAACCAGGATCCTTCGACTCCGCTGCGAATCGAGACCGTCGGCAAGGATCAATTCAAGGGCATCTTCCCGCTCGACCGGTGGATGGTCGACCCGAGCCTGGAATTGCTGGTAACGGACTTTGCGTCCCCGCAATTCGGCAAGCCGATGTTTTACCGCGTCACCGCGGACGCGCCGGCCCTGCCGCGCATGAAAATTCATCACTCGCGCGTGATCCGCATGGTCGGAAACGAGCTTCCGTACTGGCAGGCGATCCAGGAGAATCTCTGGGGCCTGTCCGTGCTCGAAACGATCCAGGACCGGATCAATGCGTTCGACATCGGATCGAGCGGCGCCGCGCAGCTGATCGACAAATCGTTCATCCGCACATACAAGCTGAAGGGCCTGAAAGAGCTCGTCGGCTCGAACGAAGTCGCGATGGAAGGTGTGCGCGCACTGCTCGAAGTTATGCGCTCGCAGCAGGGCATCGAGGGCGTCACCTTGATGGACCTGGAAGACGAATACGAAGGTCATGAGCACGCCGCGTTCGCGGGGCTGGCCGAGATTCTGCAAGAGTTCCGGCAGCAATTGTCGGGCGCCCTGCAGATGCCGCAGACAAAGCTGTTCGGCACATCACCCGCCGGCATGAACGCCACGGGTGAGTCCGACATGCGCAACTACTACGACATGATCAAGGCACGCCAAATCGCTGATCTGCTGTATCCGATGACGGTCGTGTATCAGCTGATGGCGCAATCCCTCGGGATCAAGTGGAACGAGGAGATGAGCATCGCGTTCAAGCCCCTGTGGCAACCGACCGAGCTCGAAAAGGCCACGATCGCCAAGACCATCACCGAGACCATTCTGGCTGCCGAAGAAAAAGGCACCGTGTCCACGAAGACTGCGATGCAGGAGCTCAAACAGCAGTCGCACGAAACCGGCGTGTGGACAAACATCACGGAAGAAGATATCGAAGCGGCCGCCGATGTTCCGGTTCCTGCCGCGGGGATCGTCATGCCGGGCATGGAGGATCAGCCCCCAGTGCCAGGTGGTCCGCCCCCGGGCGGTAAGAAACCGGCTCCTGCAAAGGGGAAGAGCCGCGACGCTGCATGGACAGGTTCTGCTGGTGGCACTGAAGAGCGTCACGCTATTCCGTACAGCGAGCCCGGCTACCCTCCGAACGTTCTACCCAAACCCGACGTCATGCCGAGTGGTGTAATGCCAGGTGCGCGGCCGTTCGATGACGCGGCGTGCGGCCCAGTGACGTGCGAGTTCCACGGGTTGAAGTTGCACATCGAGAATCAGCGCGGCACGACGCGCACCTCGCGTGATCCTGCGAACCCGTGGCAAGCTATCATAGCGGCCGACTACGGCTACGTGATCGGTACGGGTTCGGCCGAAGGTCCGGACGAAGGAATGGATTGCTTCCTCGGGCCCGATCGCGGCGCGGACACCGTGTACATCATCAACCAGAAGGATCTGCGCACCGGATTTTTTGATGAGCACAAGTGCATGCTCGGGTTCTCATCGCAGGCACGCGCGTGTGCGGCCTACGTGTCCAGCTACAGTGATCTGCAGGGCGTCGACCGCATCATGTCCGTACATCGCGTGTCGATGAACGAGTTCAAAACCTGGCTCGGAACCGGTCACCTTAGGAAGCCATATGGAAAAGCTTGATCGCGAAGCAATGGCGAAGGTCGAGGGGTATACCTCGGCCTACGGCGCTCGCACGTGGGATTCGCTCGTACAGGATTTTTATCAGCAGGCGGCCGAAGAAAATGTCGAGCAGTCGCAAAAATCAGAATTGGAGCACGTGCTCATGATGACGGGCGAAGCTGAAGCGTCGCTCGACCCCACGCTGAATCCGAGTCTGAATCGTGTCGTCTGATGTAACATATATTTCCCATTATCTGGCTTAATGGGCAATTTTATGATCACTGACGCGAAACCTTCCTTCAAGCAAATGGCGCGTAATTTGCGCCTGCACTTCATGCGCGTGCGAAACGCGGAGAAGGGCTACGGTCGCCAGCTGGTCGCCGTCGGTCGCCAGGTCGGCACAATCATTCGAGGCCTCGCGCACCGGCCGACAGACCTCGTGACCACGCTGGAGAAATATTCGGACGTGCTCGACCCGTGGGCGCGCGCCACAGCTGCGCGCATGGTCGATGAAGTGGCGCGCCGCGATGCGAATGCATGGAATGCGACGGCGCAAGAGCTCGGGCAGAACCTGCGTCACGCGATCGAGTCGACGCCAATCGGTCACACGATGCAAACGCTGATCGCGGATCAGGTCGACGAAATCAAAAGCATTCCACTCGAAGCGGCGAGCCGCGTCTTCAATCTCGCGATGGAAGCACATGCCGGCGGCCGGCGCAGCGCGGAGATTGCGGAAGAGATTCTCCGCACCGAAGACGTCACGGTTGCCCGGGCGCGCATGCTCGCGAGATCTGCTGTCTCAACCGCGTCCTCGACGCTGGTTGAATCCAGGGCGTTGTATGTGGGATCACCTGGCTATTTCTGGCGCACATCAAAGGATTCGGATGTGCGAAAGGATCATAACGAACTTGACGGTACATTCCATCGATGGGACGAACCACCCATCGTGGATAAACGATCAGGATTTCGCAGTCATCCCGGGTGTAACGCCAATTGTCGCTGTTGGCCTCAGGTGGTTCTACCGGAACCTGAATGATGTTTTATACGTATTCGCATCATAAACCCGACGGCACGCCTTTCTATATCGGAAAAGGCCGCAGGTTTACAGGCTTTGCGAAAAAGAAAGGGTATCCCGAAGTCTGCCGAACATCGTGCTAGAATTGCGGCAGCGCATGTCGGAGTGGTAACATACGTCGCATCTGAAGAGACTCGGAAGAAAATGTCCGATACTCATAAGCGACGATATCAAGATCCCGCGGTCAGAGCAAAACAGTCGGCTCTGTTAAAAGAAATTTGGAAAAAGCGCAAATTTGCGCATGAAGGATGAACCATGTCGGTGCAATACAGTGTTACCCATCAGAACGACAACATGAATGACATCACCACGCTGGCGTCGACGACAGCCTTCCTGTTGATCTATTCGGGCGCGGTACCTGCCAGCTGCGCTACGGGTGCGACCGGCACGCTGCTCGCGTCGTTGCCCATGTCCAATCCGATTGCTGGCGCGGCGTCTGCCGGTGTGCTGACCATGTCGGCTATCACCAGCGCGGCGGCCGGGAACAGCGGCACGGCTGGCTATTGGCGGATCTGCACGAGTTCGGCCGGTACCACGGTCATCGCGCAGGGCACGATCTATCAGACGACCACTCTGACGACCAACTCCGCGACGGCCGCTGATGGCAACGTTCTGAACTTTGCCTCGACCACTGGCGTCGTTGCCGGCATGACGATTTCGGGTACGGGGGTTCCGGCCAATACCACCGTGCTTGCGGTGGGCGGCACCACGGTGACCATGAGCACTACCACGCCGGGCGGGGTGTCCAACACCACGACCATCACCTTCGGCGGCGACATGTCGATGAACTCGACCACGATTACTTCGCCTCAGACCGTCGCAGTTTCGTCGATGACGATCACTGCCAACGGCGCGTAATAGGAGCGGCGCATGGCCGCTACCCTCTACACCGACCCGTCGACAGCGCTATTGCACTTTGACGGATCCAACGGCTCGACCACGTTCACCGATGTCTTCGGTAGCTCGTGGTCGGCTGTTGGCGGTGCCGCACTTTCCACCACTCAGCAAAAATTTGGCCCGTCATCCCTGGGCCTGGGCGGCGGCGTATTAATCAGCACGAGCAACGACATCTTTGCCCCGCTGACTCAGGATTGGACATTCGAGGCCTGGGTATACGCGAACAGCCTTAGCGGATCAACCGTTGTGTTTGGATCTCAGGGCTCCGGATTTTCGGGATGTCTCTGCTTTTTCAATAACGGCGACATGTTCATGCTCTGCGGTAGCGCTGACGGCTCTACCAATTGGAGCGTTGCGATAAGTACACCGAGTGCGGTTCTATCTACAGGATCATGGCATCACGGCGCGTGGGTACGATACGGTTCGACGTTTACCATGTACCTTGACGGTGTTGCGCAAACGCCAACCGGTTCATACAGTGGGTCGATTATTAAAGGCATGACAGGTCAAGCGATCGGATCCGCTAATGGTTCTCCCAATAGCACGTGGAATGGATTCATCGATGAAGCCCGCATCACGATGGGGAAAGCGGTTTACACCGCGAACTTCACTCCGCCATCTGCACCATTTTCAGTGCAGAGCATGCTCGAACAGCAGGACCGCGCGCAAGGCTCGGCCACTTCCATTGCCAATCAAGGAACTGCCGCAATTCTCGAGTCTCATGATATTTTTCGCGCGTTAGCCTCACCTATAGCAACAGGTACTGCAGCGATTCGCGAACGTATCGACTCGGTGCTGTCGCACGCGACAGTTGCGTCGATTGGCCAGGCCCTGATCAAAGAACATAATGACATTGCGCATTCGGGCGGTACAGTCATTTCATCAGGCACTGCAGCGATCCGCGAACTTGTAGACGCGGTCATCGCCAAAGCAAAGCTTCCGGTGACCACTGCGATCATTCAAGAAACAAATGACATCGTGCGTGCAATCGGTATGGCGTACATCGCAAGGCCCGCACTTCGACTTCCCGCGGCATCTGGTGTCCTTCGCGTGTCGGCGCAGTATCGCGATACCGGTATAGTGTCGCTACCCTTCTGAGGACCGTCATGGGCGATTTCATTCAAGATGCACAAGGTTGGTACATCGTCGTGGCGCCAGGCGAGTTTCGCGATTACAGCCTTGATTGGACCGATTTTCTTGCAGGTTTGCCGGCGGTGCCCGGCATGTCCCCGCTCGATCAGATCGCACGCTCCACGTGGTCTGTTCCAGCACCGAATGTCGCGAGCTCGCCCGCGACAAACATCCCAACCAATGTGACCACGACGTGGATCTCGTCACCCACGATTGGCACTTATTTCATCCTAAACACGATCTACACCGTCGGTGGTCGTATCGAGCCCCGAGGGTTTCGCCTCATCGTCACTGAAAATATTTGAGATACAATTCCACCTGAAAGGATCACAATCATGGACACTCCCGCTCTGTTTTCATCCGGAACTATCCCCGCTGGCGGCACGGTCGCGACCGGTGTGGGCGCAGGCTCGCCTCCGTTTAGCATCCAGCTGAACTCGACGAACGCCAGTCGTGCGATCAGTTTGAGTATGGATGGTGGCGCGCATTTCGTTACGATGACGCCGACTGCCACTGTTGCCGGCGCGATCCTGTTGAATTACAACGGACCTATTGGTCAGGTTCTGTTTGCCGGCGCATCGGGCGACACGTACGACATCGAGTAACACGTCATGTTTTATACGCCAGTCAAACTCACCGAGCATCGCTCAAAGACGCCCGAGGGATTCCTCGTGATCTCCGGGTGCGCCATCGCGCGCACCGGATTTCAGCTGTACAGCGTCAATGAGGTTGGACTGGAGCCTGGCCCCGACGGCATCATAAAGATCGAGCGCGATCCCGAAGAGGTGTTCGCGCCCGAGGCTATGGCTAGTGCCGAAGGGAAAGACATTGTCGATAATCATCCGGGCGTAGATGTCGTCCCGGACAATTGGTCGATGCTGTCTCGCGGTCACATGCAAAACATTCGGCGCGGCACTGGTATCGAGGATGATCTGTTGCTCGCGGATTTGATCTTTAAACACCCCGATGCGATTACAGCAGTAGAAGCGGATCCGACACAGGAACTGTCCTGTGGCTACGAATCGCGCTATGAGATTTACGGACCCGGGCATGCTGCACAACGACAGATTCGAATCAATCACGTTGCGTTCTTGCGCAACATTCCCGGCCGATGCGGCACTCGATGCGCCGTGCGAGACTCCGCTATGCAGCCGGAAGGACCCGACTTGTGGGGCCAGCGCACGCACGCGAATTGTTCCGATATACTCTGTTCCTGTGGTGCAGAAACAACCCACCGAATTGAGGACAGTGCTATGCGTGTTGTTACCGATTGGATGAAGCGAGTCAAGGATGCCGTGTTGCGTGATGACAAGGTTGCCCTGAAGGCGGCCATGGAAGATAGCGACGGCATCATGAAGCTCACCGGTGACCCCGAGCACAATGAATCGACGACGCACATCCACGTCCATCTGGGTGCGCCAGAAACGACCAAGCCCGAAGGTGGGCTGCCCGAAACAGGAGAAGAACGCGTGAGCTCAGCCAAAGACAACGCCGGCACGGTCGGCGGCGAACATGCAGCGACCTTCGGTGGCAAAGTGTTTTTCGCGGATGCCGAAACCAACGCGGCCTTTCACGAGAAGATGAAAGGTATGGAGGATTCGATCGAGCACATCAAGAAGACGTGCGAAGACGGGTTCGAAGAAATGAAAAAGCACATGGACAACATGGCTGAAGCCGCGAAGACCGCCGGTAAGCAAGTCGATGCGGCCGCGGGCGAAGAGCCTGCGCACGAGAAGGCCAATCGCAAGATTGAAGGTGAGCTTAAAGAAGAAGCGCCTCAGTACACGGGCGATGCGATTAAGGCTCGGGACTCCGAAATGTTGGTCGAATCTTTCGCCGACACGGTGCGCGATGCCGCGATCCTGGCCCCGACTATCAGCATCCCGACATTCGACTCGAAGCTGCCGACAGCCCAAGGTTATGACACCCTCTGCAATCTGCGCAAGAACGCCTTGATTCTGTTCTCGGCGAGCGAAGACGGCAAGAAAGTTCTGTCGCAAGTCACGCGGAATCTCGATTTCGCCGGCTGTAGCTGCCGCGAAGTGACCAGCACTTTCCGGGCGGCCGTCGCGATTCATAAAGCTCAAACGAACCACGCCGATATGCGCAGCTTCTCGGACTCCGAAAAGACGGGTGCTGGCGCGGGTCGTACCGGACCTCTCTCGATCGCCGACGTGCAGCGGATGAACGAAGAGCATTGGGCTCAACAAACTGCCGAGTAACAACCACTTTTGACCACGACAAGGAATCAACATGGCCGCTTTTCCGTATCGCATGGGCGCCGGCAGTCCCGGTGAAGTCACCCGCATCCATCCCGGCTCGATCCGTGCGTTCATGAATGACGCGTCGGGCTCGAATCCGGCCACGTACTTCGGACAGGCTGTGCTGTTCCATGGCGCGACCAACACTGTCCGTGCCGTCGACACTACCGATGACACCGCCAAAGGCAACACGAAGGTCCGCATCGCCGGCATCACCACGCGTCCGTATCCGACCCAAGACAACGGTTCGGGCGAGACGTTTGGCGCCACTGCGTTCAACGCGGGCGGCCCGACCGCCGGTCAAGTGGTTGATGTGCTGTCGCTTTCGGGCGGGGTTCTGGTTACGGTCAACGAACCGACTGGCACCTACGCAGCTGCGGTTCAACTGGGCGCCCCCGTGTACGTCCGTGTAGCCACTTCGGCCAGCACCGGCTTTACGACTCTGCCGGTTGGCGGCTTCGAATCGGTGGTCGATCCCCAAGCCACCTCGCAGCTGATCGTCGACGACGCGTACTACAACGGACCGGCGGACCAATTCGGCGTGGCCGAAGTTGTTCTGGGCGGCTAATCCATCTGACGCCTGACAGCGCACAACCAAGGAAACTGCAATGGACATGACGAATCTTCAACTGGGTCCCAATGGGTATCCCCTGTCGCAACCCGGTAAGGTGCGTGACTCCAAGGGGCAAGTGATTCGCACGGTCGACTCGACCGGCGCGTTCATGGTGGGCGAGCTCGAACGTCTGGATCAGACGCTGCACATGCCGCTGGCTTCGGTCACCTGGCACCGTGACATCGATCTGCGCTCCGACGTGACGATCGCCGACGAGCTCTCCTCGTTCACGCTGTCGACTGGTGGTTCGCCGGGCGGCCTTGGCACGGGTAACACCGTCGGCCGTGGCAAGTCGTGGGCTGGCAAGCAAACCAACCAAGTGGGTGCTCAGTCGTTGGATATCGCGAAGATCACCAACCCGCTGCGGATTTGGGAACAAGAAGTCAAGTTCACGATCCTGGAACTCGAAAGCGCTGCGAAGACGGGCCGCCCTGTCGACCAGCAGAAGTTCGAATTCCTGCAGCTGAAGCACCAGATGGACATCGACGAGCAAGTGTACGTTGGTGACCTGGGCACGGGTGACACCGGTCTGCTGAATTCGTCGCTGATCACGAACACCAAGATCGTGGCAACGGGCGCCAGCGGCAGCACCCCGTGGGTGAGCAAGCAGCCGGATGAAATCCTGGCCGACGTGAACGAGCTCATCACCAGCGTTTGGACCGCCTCGGCGTGGGCAGTGATGCCGAATCGTCTGCTGCTTCCGCCGATCGTTTTCGGCTACATCAGCACGCAGAAGGTATCGAATGCCGGCAACGTGTCGATCCTGCGCTACCTGGAAGAGAACAACATCACCGTGCGCGCGCAAAAGGGCGGTGGTTTGCAGATCTTCCCGTGCAAGTGGCTGGTCGGTCTGAACGCCGGTCTGTCGAGCCCGAACTTCGGTGTCCCGGGTACGAAGACGAGCTCGAACGACGTGATGTTCTGCTACACGAAGCAGTACAACCGGGTTCGTTTCCCGATGACCACGCTTCAGCGTACGCCGATCCAGTACAGCGGTATCTGGCACATGACGACCTACTTCTGCCGGCTCGGCGTCGTAGAAGTCGTGTACCCCGAGACTGCGGGTTCGCGCTACGGCGTGTAAGAGAGTCCTTTCCGCGAGCCGAACTCGGCCGTCCTCACCGCGGTCGCAAACGGAACGGCCTGGGCGACCCCCAGGCCGTTTCACTTTCAGGAGAATGAAAATGCTGTTACCCGCTACCCATAAGGCCCCTAGTGTCGATCCAAGTCGGCCTGCCGGTGGCACCGTACCGCATAGTCAATTTCAGGATATCCGCATGACGAGTAAGGCCCAAGGGATATCGATCAAGGATTTCTTGGCCGCGGGTTGGACTGAAGTAGAACTCCGCGCTGCAGGTTTCATCAGGTAAGGAGAGCATCATGCCTCTGGTCAAAACAGGAACCGAGAAATCGGTCGGCGAAAACATCAGCATCGAGAAGCATGCGCATCCCGACATGCCGATGAAACAAGCCATCGCCATCGCGGAAAACACGAAGCGCGAAGCGAACAAGGATCACGAGTGCCCGTTCGAAGCAAAGGCGCCAGGTGCCGCCAGCCCGGCCGCGCGGGTGATGGACTTCGGCTACGGCGAAGGCTCAAGTATGGGTCACGACGGCAGCCACATGCCGGTTAAATGCGACACGCTGGAATATGCGAATCGCGTGCACCAGATGTGGGGTGCCAACGAGCACGATCCGGAGAACTCCAACGGCATCGTCACGCCGCAATAGGGTGTATCGTGGCAATCAGCGTAGCGCAATTTCGCGCCAACTTTCCGGAGTTCACGGCAGCCACGGTCTATCCTGACTCGATGGTGAACATGTGGCTGCAATGGGCCTACACGTTCCTGTCGACCAGGCGTTGGAAGACGGCGATCGATTTGGGTGCTCAGCTGTATACGGCGCATCAGATCTCGATGCAAGGGCTCTCTACGGCCGAGGGCGGCAATGGTGCGCCCCCGGGGATGACGGTCGGCCCAATCTCCAGCAAGACGGTCGGCGAACTCACGATCGCCTACGACACGGCTCTCGGAACGAACGCGGAAGATGGCCCGTGGTCGAATACGCGCTATGGCACGATGTTCGTTAAGCTGGCACGTCAATTTGGATCCGGGCCGATCCAAACACGTCCGGGATTTGCGCCGGCCGGGCAATTCGGCGGAGTCTTCTTCCCGATGGGGCCTGCCTGGTCGGGTCCTCGGTTTGAAGACTTCTCGGAGTGATCCATGGCCGGCCCTCAGTTTGATGAAGCGGCCTTGCGCGCGATTGCGGGGCGCCTGGGTAACGCGTTCAAAGTCATTGGCGGCAACGGCGCATCCCAGACGAAGGATCGCTCACAGGTCGTTTTGCAGGCTCTGGATGACCTCGTAAAGCAAGAGGTGCTCGTGGGGATTCCGTCCGACAAGGCTGATCGTCAGGACGGTGAAAGTCTGAACAATGCCGCTCGGCTGTACATCAGCGAGTACGGCGCGCCTGAGGCCAATATCCCGGCGCGTCCGACGGTGATGCCTGGTATCGAGGCGGCCCGAGAAGAAATCAACAAACGGATGGCATCCGTAGCGCGCGCGGCCATGGCCGGTAATGCGCAGTCAGTCGATCAAGGAATGCATGCCGCAGGACTGGCGGCAGCCGATTCGATAAAAGAGATGATTAACTCGAATACGCCCCCGCCGCTGGCGGAACGCACACTGGCCGATCGGCGCGCTCGTGGGGTAACTCGAACAAACACTCTGGTCGACGAGGCAGAGATGCGCAATGCTGTAACATACATAGTCAGAGACAAAAGCCGAGGCTAATCATGGCGCGCGTGACCCACATTTATTTGCATTTGCATCCAGGCATGTTCGAACAACACGTCGCGGATGCCGGTGCATTCGAAGAAAACAAGCACAAACGGGAAGGCGGCAAATTCGCGACCAAAACCGGAACCGCCCCTGCGCGCACTCCTGCCACTGGTGCGGCCGCGTATGCTGCGAAGCATTCGCGCGAAGCTGTCGAAGCCGCGCGCCAGGCCGCCCATGAAAAGGCGAAAGCTCGCAACCCGATGCTTTAAACTCCGAACGGAAGTATTCGCGATTCGGGAATAACGAATGATCAAAATCCACATCCACGACAGTACCGGCACGCGGACAGTCGATTTCGATCCAAAGGAACATCCGCGAGGTGGTCGCGGACAGTTTGGATCGGGCCCCGGAAAACCGCTGCAGAAATCAGAACATCCGCGCAATGGTGCGGGGGTGTTCACACCGGGTTCGCATCCGGGCGAGCGTTCTGAAAAGCAGAAGCGCGAGCGCACAGATCTGGTCAAGAACCAGTAGGAGAACGACATGGCCGTTGCATACATCGATCTTGGAATTGCCGGCGAAATTTGCCTGCTACAGCTGACCAACGGCATTCCGTCGGGGATTCAAACCGCACAAGGATTGTCCGTGTTTTCGCCGATCGGGCAAATTCCCGGAATCACCGACGGCAGCGCTGCTGCGGCAGGAACCGTGGGGCAGTTGCTTCAGGCCGTAACTGCGAGCCCCGTGGCATTCGCTGCCACTGGCACTCACAACCTGATTTCGTTGACACTACCGGCGGGTGATTGGGATGTGTGGGGCTCGATGGTTCTGACCAGTACGGGCGGTTCTGCGGTGCCTGCGCAAGCGACTGTCGGCATCAGCACCACGACGGGGGTATTGCCGGCAGCGTATCTCTGTGCGTCGGACGTCTACGGCATCGCGTTGGCGACACCTGTGTCGGATGTACCTGCACCGCAACCGTTCAATGTGTCGACTCCAACCACCGTCTATCTTGTGCTGAACGTTACTGTAACCAGCGGTACCGACCTGACTGCGCTTGGGATTCTGTACGCTCGACGCAGCAGGTAAAGCCATGGCCGGGCCGTTCCTCGATCCGAGCATCATGCTTCTGGATCCGCAGTTTACGGATCGGTTCGATGTCGTCCAGCGCGTGCAGAGCGTCAGCAATCTCGGAGAGGTCAGTACCAACGACACAATCACGCGCAACATACTCGGTGTGGTAACGCCAGCCAAGCCGGCGGATCTGAAGCGACGCGACGACATACAGTACGGGCAACGCAACATAGTGATTTTCACGAGGGCGTTGCTGAACACTGCTGCGGTACAGCTGAATACGATACCGCCCACGCAACGGCAACCCGATCTGCTGCTCTGGAGCGGCGACACATTCATGATCGTGCAAGTGCTGCCATGGAACCATTTTGGCCCAGGTTGGGTGCGCGTTGTGGCCACGAGCGTGGATCGGATTGATGCAACGGTGACGCGATGAACACTTCGGCAACCAGCGGATATCTGCTGCCGTATAGTGCGCCCGCACCTCTCGAAGGTCAGGATCTTTTTCGTTTCCTGCAGCCCATCTTCGTCGGCATTACGGGTCTGCCTGGCACGTCGTTCTTTCCGCGCTGGCAGTTTCCGGACGTCGCAAATCTGCCGACTGGCCCATGGGCAGCGTTTGGTGTCGTGAAGCGTTCGAATCCAAAATTCTCCTATCAACGACACGTGCCGCAGTCGGGCAACATGCCCGAGCATGACGAGTTCCAGACACACGAGACGCTTGAGATTCTGGTGTCGTTCTACAGCCCTGACGGTACCGCCGATTACTATGCGGCGCTATTGCGCGATGGGCTGTACATCCCGCAAAATCTAGCCATCTTGAATACCCAAAATGCGAGCCTGGTCGACACCGGGGAACTTCGTACAGTACCCTCCCTTGTGAAGGAGCGCTGGCTCTATCGCGTGGATTTGCCTGTTAGAATACGTCGTCAGATTGTCCGTTGGTATGCGATTCAGGACCTTGTCGCCATCAATGTGACCGTAAATAACGAGTCGTACACGACCACCATCCTGCTGGCTCGGCCTGATGGGGACGCGTCGATAGGTGAAGGTTTCGATACCGTGTCCGCCATGGCGACGGTCACTTGATTGGGAGTCCAGCATGCCCGCAACTCTTTCCATTGACGCCCTGATCCAGGTCTCGGTCAATCTGTCGCCGGCCGCCGCGCAGGCGCAAAATACGTCCGTTGAACTAGTGCTTGGCAATTCGGCGGTGATCGACACGATCACTCGCATTCGTTATTACACGACCTTGGGTGCCGTCGCCGCTGACTTCGGCACGAGCGCGCCCGAGTATCTGGCAGCCAATCTGTGGTTCGCTCAGACCCCGCAGCCGACTAGCATCGCGATCGGCCGGTGGGCACAGACTGCAACCAATGGCGCGCTGATTGCTGGCGTTCTGGAACCCGCGCAATTGCTGCTCAGTTACTGGACTGCACTGACCAGTGCATCATTTGCAGTGGCGTTCGATGGTGGGTCGGTGACGCAAGTCGTGATGAGCGGTACGCCGTTCGCGGCCGCGCTGAGTCTGAATGGTGTCGCTGCCGTTATTCAGGCCGCAATTCGTACCACATTCAGCAATACCGCAACGTGCGTGTACAACGCCAATTTTACCCGCTTCGAGATCTATTCGGGCACGACCGGCTCGGCAAGTACGGTTTCATTCCTGACCGCCGGTACGACTGGCACCGACATCTCGGGTCCGATGGAAGGTCTGTCGAGCGACGCGAGCTCGGGCGCGTATGTGGCACCGGGCCTGGCTGCCGAGAGCGCCGTGAGCGCCGCAACGCTGTTCGACAATCTGTTCGGTCAAACGTGGTACGCACTGACCATGCCGACGATCACGAGCGACACGGATCATGTGGCCGTTGCCAGTTACATCGAAGGCTCGGGCAACAAGCATATCTACGGCGTCACTACCAGTGAAGGCGCGATCATCAACAATCCGTCGGACACGACCAATGTGGCGTATTTGCTGAAGCAGCTGAAGCTGAATCGCACCTACACGCAATACTCGGCCACCAGCCCGTACGCGATCACCAGCGCTTTCGCACGGATCCTGACCACGAACTACGGCGGCAACAACACGGTCATCACGCTGATGTACAAGCAGGAACCGCTGATCTCCGCGGAGAACCTGAACGCGACGCAGCTTGCGACGTTGCAAGGGTTCAATGCGAATGTGTTTGCGGCCTACAACAACAACACGGCAATTCTCGAGTCGTTTGTGAGCGCGTCGAATCTGTATGCTGACGTTCTGATCGGTTCGGACAACTTTGCCATTCAGATGCAGACCGATCTCTACAACCTGCTCTATCTGTCGCCGACGAAGATCCCGCAGACCGACCCGGGTACGCATCAAATCACCGCGGTGATCAAGAAGGATTGCGTGCAGTACGTCAACAATGGGTTCATCGCGCCGGGGGTGTGGAACGTGGGCGGCTTCGGGACGCTGAAGCAAGGTGACTTCATGCCGACCGGTTTCTACATTTTCGCGCCATCCGTTAACGTGCAGAATCCGACCGATCGCCTCGCGCGCAAATCGGTGCCGATCCAGGTCGCAATCAAGCTGGCGGGGGCGGTTCAAACCGTCAACGTCGCAGTCACTGTCAACCAGTAACAAGGAACGTTCATGGCAACCTATTCCTTCATCGACGTCCACGCCACTCTCGTGGACGCCTCCACGGGGGCGAATATCAGCATCGGCTCGACGGCCGGCGTCGCAGAAGAAGGCATCACCGTGGCCCAGGTCGACAATGTCGGCCACATGCAGATCGGTGCGGATGCCACGGCTATGCAGGTTCTGCAGGCCACTCGCGGCGCGCGCATGACCCTGCGCCTCCTGAAAACGTCCCCGGTCAATGCACAGTTGATGGCCCTGGTCGAAGTCCAGCGGACCTCCGGGGCACTCTGGGGCCGCAATGTGATCTCCATCACGAACTTCGCCACTGGTGACGAAGTGACGGCGTCCCAGGTGGCGTTCGAGAAAATTCCCGACAACACATATGACAAAACCGGCAAAATGTTCGAGTGGACATTCCTGGTCGGCGATGCGACCCAAGTGCTCGGAGTAGCGGTCTAATCATGGCCACCGAATTTGATTTCGGCGGCAAGACCTATCTGATTGGCAAGTTGAATTGTGAGGACCAGTTTCACGTCCTCCGTCGAGTGATGCCGCTGATCAGCCCGATCCTGATGTCGCTGAAACAGGCGCAGGCCGGCATCCCCGTCAGCAAGATCGCGATGATGATGGTCATGTCGGATGACATGTCCAAGATTCCCGACGAGCAGATGAACTACGTCATCCACAAGTGCCTGTCCGTTGTCGAAGTGCAGACCGACGGGAAGCCTTTGAAGCTGATCGTCAATGGACGCTCGATGTTTGGTGAGATGGATCTGCCAACCATGCTGCAGATCGTATGGGCTGTCCTGATGGAGCATTTTCGCCCTTTCTTGTCGGGCCTCCTCGACGGCCCATCGAACGTCGAGGAAGCGACGCAGGGAACCTCGTAGACCTCGTAACCATGTCGGGCGGGGAAGATTTTCTCTACCGGCCGGTGCGCGCAGGCATGTGTACGTTGAGGGACCTGAAAGATGGTACCCTTGATCTACAGGACATCGTCCTCGCCAATGAGGCTCTCGATGTCGAGGAAGAAAACCGCTATCGCATAACCGAATACACGAATTCCCATGGCCACTGAATCCGAAATCCTAAAAGAGTTTCTGATTGCCATCGGCTTCAAGATTGACGAGGCTGGTGGCAAGAAGTTTCGCTCGCAACTCAGCGAGACCACCAAGGGCGCGATGGCTCTCGGTGGCACCATGATCGGTGTCGGTCTGGCGGTGGAAAAGTTCGTCGAGTCCATGGCCGACGGCCTGTCACGTCTTTTCTATATCAGCGAGCGTACAGGCGCAACAGTCGCCGGTTTGAAGGCCACTGAGGCGGCATTCCAAGGCGTGGGACTGCAGGCCGGCGTGGCCACTGAGGCCATTGAGGCGATCGGCGACATGCTGCGTAAACCGGGCACCGAGAGTCTGTTGCGCGGATGGGGCATCAACACCAAACAACCCACGGAGTTCGTTGCTAAGGACGTGGAGCATATGTTGGCGGCCATGTACAACCGAGGGGGCGGCGAGCGCTACACGGCCCTCCAGCTGGCCCAAGACTGGTTGCACATGAATGAGCGCAACTTCGTGCAGCTGGTTAAAGAGTTGCCAGTGTTGGACGAACAGTTCAAGAAGTCGCAAGACATCATGAAACTGAGTGGCCAGAACTATCAGACGGCCGCATCGCAAGGTGCAGAATTCAATCGACAGCTCGGCATCATCGGACAGGAGATCTCTGGTCTTGGTGCGAAATGGCTCGGGTTGAACAGCTACATGAATGATGCCGTAGATACTGCCACGAAAGCATCCTCGGTACTCGATCATATGTTGAGAGGTGATTGGAAAAATATGTTCGAGAATGCATTCCCAACAATGAAACTGAAGCCTGAAGACGAAGCGCGTTTACGGGCTGCCGGTGGTGTGGGGAAACCTAAGTTCAGCAATATATCCACGCAGGATCTGCAGATCGAAGCGCAAAAGGATGCAATGAAATTCGGGCTAGATCCGAACATATTCATGCGCATGCTCAAGCAAGAATCCGCGTGGAATCCGACCGCCGAAAGTCCTGCGGGTGCCAAAGGTGTGGCTCAATTCATGCCGGCCACTGCGCGTGGTCGTGGGTTCGAAGCGGGACAGGATCCGATGCGTGACATCTTCGAAGCGGCGAAATTCTTGAAAGAGTTGCTGGACAAATACAAAGGCAATTACCGCTTGGCGTTACAAGCCTACAATGCAGGATCGGGCCGCATAGACGATCAGCTGGCCGGAGGCAAGAAGTATGGCCCGCTGACGAAAGAGACTACCGAGTATCCAAACAAGATTCTGGGCAATACGCGTCTCGGCGACGTCAATGCGCAAGTTCGAGGCGAAGGTTCGAAGGTCTTCGCGCCCCAAGTAACGCAGAATTTCAACATCAGCGGCTCCGATGCGGGTGCCGTCGGTGAGGTTGTACAATCGAAAGTGCGACGCACAAATGCGGATCTGTTCCGCGATGGCGTCGGTCTTTTTGCGAATTGATCATGCCTCTCACAAACGCACCAGTGCCCGGTCTGCAACTCGTTCGCGGCCTCTACCCCGAGGTCGGGACGACGGGCGCGCTCGTTGGTCAGGACAACATTCTGCAGAATGGGCTGCCGGCGTCGCAGGCGAACAATCCTCAATTCATCGGCCAGGTCACGCTCGAAGAGATTCATCACGACGAGATGGAGATCGAGGATCACCCGATCGAACAGGGTGCGCCCATCACTGATCATTCGTTCAAGAAGCCTGCCGAGCTCACTTTGCATATTGGTTGGTCGGGGCAACAGCTATTCGATCTCGGTCGAATTGGAAACAGCACTCCCGGTGCGGAATACATTGCGCAGTTGGCTGCCATTTACACGCAACTGATTCGGGGTCAGACGGCGCGCGTGCTTTATACGGTTGTCACTAGCAAGCGTCAGTATTCGCAAATGATGATCCAAGGGATCTCCACCGAATCCGACAAAGAAAAAGTCAACATGCTCGGAGTGACGTTGCACATGCGTCAAGTGCTGATTGCGCTAACGCAAATTGTCCCGGTGGCTGCGCCTCAGTCCGCTCAACAATCTCCTCAGGATACGAATCCGGTGCAGTTAACGGGTCGTTTGTCGGTTGCGGCCGCACCCAACTTCAATGCGACCGCCGCAGGCGTGTGGATAGGAGTGGCGCCATGACCCCCTATCGTATTCCTTTGACCAGCTCTCAGCAGCAGTTGGGTATCTCATTGGGCGGCACGGTATACACGCTGACGCTCAATTTCAATTCCAATGCGAACAGCTGGACACTCGATATTGCCGATCAGTCGGGAAATAACATCGTTACAGGAATCGCGCTGGTCACAGGTTGTGATCTCCTCGGACAGTACGGTTACTTGAATTTCGGAGGGTCGCTCGTAGCCATGACTGACTACGACACCGACGCGGTGCCGACATATAGCAATCTGGGCGACAACGGAAATCTTTACTTCATCACGGTGCCGTGATGACTACCGATCAGATAGGTTTGTTCAATAGAAAATGCGTGCTGCGAATAACCAGTGCAGCAGGTGAAACACTTGATTTGTCAGAATTCCGCATCGTGTTCAGCATTGAGGCTGCGGACATTGATCACCCCAACACGGCCGTCATTCGGGTATACAACTTGAAACCCGAGACGATGAACAAGATCCTGCTCGAATTCACAACGGTGACTCTGGAAGCTGGCTATCAGAATGGGCCATCCGCTGCGATCTTTGCAGGTTCGATCAAACAATTTCGAAAAGGCAAAGAGACTGCCACGCGCACGTATCTTGATTTGCTATGTTCCGACGCTGACGTGTTTTACAACCAAGGCTTTGTGAGCACTTCTCTGGCGAAAGGCAATACGCCGCAGCAAGTCATAGCGGCTGCAGTTGCCGCAGGAAACAAAGCTATCAGCAATGTGAGTAATGGCGAGACATCCGTTGTCGTTCGTGATGACTTTGACACTTTGAAAACAGGTATCGCGAATCCTCGTTCGAAAGTGTTGTTCGGAGCGGCACGCGACACGATCCATACGCTGGCATCTACTTTGAATGTCTCGTGGTCAATCCAGCAAGGCGTGCTGCAATTGATTCCGGTTAACCGATATCTGCCGGGGCCTCCGATCCAGATGTCGACACAGACAGGCGTAACCGGCATTCCGGAAGCGACAAATGAGGGTCTCAAGATTCAGTGTTTGATTAACCCGCTGCTACAAGTTGGCGGCACGATTCAACTGAACGCCGATCTGATCAACACCTTCATCGGTAGTTCGATTAACCTGGCACAGGGCGGTTCGGCAGGTGTCAGTTTTCGCAGCCGAGGCAAGGACATCGATTACGTTGCAAAGACGACGTTCGACGGCGTTTACCGTATATATGTCATCGAGTACGAAGGTGACACGCGCGGTCAGAAGTGGTACGCCAATTTAACGTGCCTGGCTACCGACAAAACCACCTCGACGGTTCTAACGAACCCATTGACCGGAGGTTAGGATGGATCCGCGCGAACGCGTAAACGACTTGCGAAGCGCCGTGATTGCGGCGATCCGCGGCCGTCAGGCGAACATATGGACTCTTCTGCCGGCGAAGATCGTCAGTTACGACGCGGTGAAACAAACGTGTCAGGTTCAGCCCCAGATCATCATCCAGTGGAATGATCCTCGGACAGGCTCGCCCGCACACATTCAGATGCCAGTGATCGCCGATTGCCCCGTGGAGTTTCCAGGAGGAGGGGGATATCACCTGACATTCCCCATTCAGCCCGGAGATGAATGCACAGTGGCATTTTCCAGTCGCTGCATCGACGGGTGGTGGTCGACTGGCCAAATGAGTCAGCAAGGGGATCTTCGGATGCACGATCTGTCCGATGGATTCGTCCGCGTGGGCGTTTCCAGTCTTCCGCATGCCCTGCCAAGCGTCAGCACGAATACGGTACAATTGCGCTCAGATGATGGCCAGGCGTACATCGAGATTGCCGGCGGCCACGTTGTGAACATTCACACGCCTGCCAACGTGAATATCAATGCGGGCGGCGACATCAATCTGAATGCTGCGGGTCAGGTCAATGTCGCATCCGTAGGAAACACGATCATCGATGCTGCAGCTGTAGGAATCACCGCGGCCACGAGCACATTTGCGGGCGAAGTGGTTGCCAATGGCCATCGCATCGACGAGACCCACCTCCACACTTTGGTTCAAACTGGCGGCGACGACAGTGGCCCCGTAGCATAGAGACAAAAATGCGATACCGCGAGCTCACTCCAACTGGCGATAGCACGATCTTCAGCGGGCACACGCAGTTCCTGGTCAACTCGCCGCAATGCGTCGCTCAGGCGGTCCTGACGCGTTTGCGCCTATGGCAAGGTCAGTGGTTCCTCGATACGAATGTCGGGGTACCGTACTTGCAGCAAGTGATTGGATTCGGCACTGCAGGCGTCCGCGATGGGGCGATTCAAAGCGCGATCCTGAATACGCCGGGAGTGAATCAGATCCTGGACTATTCGTCGCAGTTGAATGGTCGCGCCCTGACGATCACTGCAACCATCGATACGATTTACGGCACCGCGCCGATAACGCTCAGTCTTTGAGGAAACTGCCATGGCTGGACCCTATCCGCTCGCCACGCTCGGCCCTACCATCACGAGCGCCGGTATCACTATCCCGACGTATGCGGACGTTTATGCGTCGCTGCAGGCCAGTTTCCAGGGTATCTACGGCTCCGATGCGGTGATCTCTCCGGACAGCCAGGATGGCAACATGCTCGCTGTATTTGCCAAGGCAATCAGTGACGGAAACAACGCCATCGTAGCGGCATATCAATCTTTCAGTCCGTCATTTGCTCAAGGGGCCAATCTGTCGAGCTTGGTTCGGATTAACGGTCTGACGCGAGACGTGGCCACGAACAGCACCGTCGTCGTAACTATCACGGGTACCGCTGGAACCACCATTACCAATGGTGTGGTGCAAGACACGAATGGAAATCTGTGGAATCTGCCCGCGAGCGTTACGATCCCTCTCGCGGGCGCAATCGACGAAACCGCTACGGCGCAACAGATCGGAGCCATTAGCGCAACGACCAACAGCGTAAACATCATATTCAATCCGCAACTCGGATGGTCGACAGTGAACAACCCGGTGCATATTGCAGTGCCCGGCGCACCTGTTGAAACTGACGCGACTCTTCGCGTGCGTCAGTCCAAATCTGTCGCACTGCCGGCGACGTCACCTCTTGCCGCAATCTTTGCGGCAATCGGGCAGCTGCCTGGTGTAACGCAGTGGACGGTTTACGAGAACAACACAAGCTCGACGGATGTCAACGGTGTGCCGAGTCACTCGATCGACGTCATCGTGGCCGGCGGGGATCTGCAGACGATCGCCAACACGATTCAGAAGACGAAGTCTGAGGGTACAGGTACGTATGGAGCCGAGACGTTTACGGTTATCGATCAAGGTTCAGGATTGCCGATCGTGATTCACTTCGACGTGCTGACTGAAATTCCGATCTATGTGAGCATCACGATCAAAGCATTGCCTGGATTTGCGGGTAGCACCGTAGGTTCGATTCAAGCGGCAGTTTCAGCATTTCTCGAGTCTCTCCCGATTGGCGGTGAGGTGTTTTACTCGCAACTGTATCCTGCCGCACAACTCGAATCGACCGGAGTGGGCGCGACGTATTACATCACCGCACTCACGGTGGGACTGGCTCCGAGCCCCACGGGCACAGTGAACATCCCGATCGCGTTTAACGCTGCGGCATTCTGCGTGCCTGCCAATGTTGTCGTCACGGTGACGTGATGATCCTCGTTGATCAATACATAAAGCTGATTGTGCCTGAGCACAACAGCGGGCTTCTAGCGCCACCGTTGGCTCCAATTCTAGGCCGTGCTGCGATCATCGAAGGCTACGATCGCGTCAGTGCTCGTTCTTTCTTGAATGCGATTGGAAGAGTAGCAGTACAAGAATCTCCAGATACGGTATTTGGGCAGTTGCAGTCCGGGCCGAACGGATTGGCGTTGTTGCATCTTGATGGTACGAATGGTTCAACCACTTTCACGGACGTGTATGGAAACACTTGGACTGGTGTGAACGGTGCGGCACTATCGACTACAAACTTCAAATTTGGAACAGCATCTCTTCTTAGCACTACTAATCAACGTATCACTACGCCTGACGCAACTCAATGGGATTTTGTTGGAGATTTCACGATTGAATGTTTCGTGTATTTCAACACGATAACTTCTATGGCTATCAACACTTCGTTCTTAGGTCAAACAGGAACGGTGGGTGGGGCGTCATGGCTTCTGCTTCAATGCGATATAAACCATCTCATTCATTTTTATGCAAGCAACAGTGTTGGCGCATATCAATTTGCCGCAATTGGCCCTACGGTACCGACCGGTCAGTGGTTGCATTGTGCGCTTGTTCGTTCGTCCGGAATAATGATTGCATTCTTTCAAGGCACTTCTTTCGGCAGTGGGACACTCACGGGGACTATTTCCACGAATGGACACCCAATTGCCATAGGCGGAGATATCGCAGCTATCGGAGAAATATTCGACGGGAATATAGATGAAGTTCGATTCAGCAACGTAGCTCGTTACACGTCCAATTTCACGCCTCCGGCGTATCCGTTTGCGTTCTAATCATGATCCTAGTCGACCAATACATCAAGTTGATTGTGCCTGAGCACAATAGCGGACTATTGGTTCCGCCGCTTGCGCCTATTTTGGCGCGCGCAAACATTGTGGAAGGACATGATGGCGTACGCGTGAGCGGATCGCTACAGTTGGGTAATATTGCGGTAACGGAATACTCTGACATAGTGCATGCGCTTGGCACCTCTGGAACCTCATCCGTTCTATTGCTTCATCTTGACGGACTCAACGGTGCTACGACGACTACCGATGTATACGGAAACACAATAACCTTCGTAGGTTCTGCGGCGCTCTCAACTGCTCAATCGAAATTCGGACCATCATCATTACAAATATCAAGCGTAGGTTCGAATGGAATCAACTGTGGGAATGCACCAAGTCTAAATCTTCCGTCAAATTGGACCGTCGAGTTGTTCGTATATTTGCAGGCATATCCTGCTGCGAACAACAATATCTATACCAAGCACGTGAGCAGTCTCAATTTCACAGGGTTCGGTGCGTTTATCAATACGTCCGGACAGATAACCATTAACGTCGGTACCCCCTCTACTATAGGCAATTGGGATTACACGTCGAGTGCGTCCCCTGCCCTTTCGTTAAATACGTGGCATCACTTTGCGCTTGTCGGCCAAGCGATAAGCGGCAGCGAAGTTTATGCGGCCTATTTGGATGGAGTACAATGGTCTACCGCTACCGGAGGAACCGCCTCAGGTCCTGGAAATGATGGCGGTAGCGTGGTATTCGGAGACCAAGTGCAAGGGATCTCGTGCCCTTGCTTCATGGACGAAATCCGAATGAGTCCTGTCGCTCGATATACTGCGAATTTCACGCCTCCGGCGTATCCTTTTGCGTTCTGATCATGAGCCAGTTGCCGCAAGCACCATTCAGTCAGCCCGACTTCGTCGCAGTGATGAAGGCGTTGCTGCAGCCGCTCGTCGATCAGCAGAATGTTACGAACGGAATTCCTGCGTTGTACGATCTCGACACGGCGATCGGATCGCAGCTCGACACCACGGGGCAATGGATCGGCCCGACGCGCTTTGTTAACGTGCCGATCACGGGACTGTTCTTCTCTTTCGACATCGCCGGCCTGGGTTTCGACCAAGGCGCGTGGGCGCCACTCGTTGGCGGCAATACGGTTCTCTATCCGCTACCCGATGACGAATACCGTTTGCTTCTGTACGCCACCGTGGCCGCCAACCATTGGGATGGCACAGTACCCGGCGGCGAGCGAGTGCTGAATCAATTCTGGAATCCGCTCGGTTACAGCGAATACATCATCGATCACCAAGACATGACGATCGCATTTTTGCTGGTCGGGCCAGTTCCGAATGCTGTCACGCAGTCGCTTTACAAAAACGGCTATCTCGACGTGGTAGCGGCCGGCGTAGGTGTCACGAATCATTATTTTGCGCAAGGTTCGGGCGGTGTCCCGTTCACACCGCTGTTCGGTTTCGATATCGAAGACGCAATCATTCAGGGTTTCGATCAAGGCGCGTGGGCGTCGGAAGCCTTTACGATCGCACCAGCCGTGTTCATGAGTGGTGCGATTCATGAAGGTCACGACCGAGTGGCTGCAGGTAGCTTCACCCCGGGCGTTCTCGTCGGCGCAATTCTCGAGTCTCATGATCAGGTTCATGCGTTTAATACGTCGATCGCCGGGACCGCCGCCGTCACGGAAGGGCATGACACTGTCGTATCCGCGTCGACTGGGTCTACGTACGCCACTCTCAGTGGGACGCCGCACGAGTCGCATGACATAGCGGCCGCCGGTGCGCAGAAGATCTCTTCCGGTACGGTAGCTGTGACCGAGCGGCACGACACCGTACATGGAACCGACACCGATTCGTCCGTTGGCAGCGCCGCCATCCTAGAAGGTGCCGATACCGCGGCGGCCACCGCCACCGTGACGTGATTCCCGCTATAATTCACCTGCCTAAGGATCCCCCATGCCCTCCAACGATTTTCTCCCGTTCGCCGCCGCCAGCGGTGCCAATGTCGTCCCCCAATCGACCTATGCATCGATGGCGGCGCTTGGACCTGGATACCAGACGGGTATCGCCGAGTCGAACCAGCTGAACAAGACCTGGCGCCAGGCGTCGATCATTGCCGCGGTGCTGGCGCAATTCATCGCCGATGTCACGGGGCAGAATTCGGTCGATGATGGCACGACTTCGACATTGCTTACCAATCTGTTGTCGGCGATTCAAGCGTGTCAATTTCAAGTGGATCAGAGTTCGGTTGCCAATTCATATAGCCTGACATATCTGCCGGCAGCTTCGTTGACCGACGGCGCGGTTTACTCGTTCCGACCCAATCATTCGAACACTGGCGCATCGACACTTTCGATAAACGGATCGCCCGCGCATGCGATAGTAAATCAGGACAACGGTGCCCTCGTTGGCGGCGAACTCATCGCCAACGCCATGGTCACGGTGATTTACACGTCGGTGGGCACGTCATTCGTTTTGATGTCGAATGCCGGTGGTTTTCAAAACGGTCCGACGGCTGCGGCTGGCGACAGCTCTACCAAACTCGCAAATACGGCCTTCGTGACTGCCAACGGCCTCGGGGCACAGGTTATCGCCCGAGTCAATTCGTCCGGAGTGATTCAGCATCAGAACGGACCCAATACCATTAGCGTGTCGCATACCGGCACAGGTGTCTATACGATCACCTTCGGGACCGCGATGCCAAATGCGAACTATGCCGTGATCGCGACAACTAATAGCGGATTCTTCACGGCCACAGAGGATCCCGCAAGTTTGGCTGCCGGAAGCTTCATCATGCAAACATTCAATTCCGCAGGCGGGTCTGCCGCCGATGCAGGATTCAACGTCGCTATCTTCTATTAATCGGAGATCTCCATGAAACGAATTGCCCTGTTCCTGGTTGCCCTGGCCCTGTCCGTTCCGGCGTTCGCGCAGCAATGTGGACTGATCCCCTGCCCCTTCCCGCCGACGTTCACGGTAGGGCCGGCGGTTCAGTTCAACGTGTACTGCACCGCGCCGGGTAGCTCGTTCTCGGACGTACAGGTCTTCCAAGCCACCAATAGTTCCACCTCCGTGGCGGCGAGCCGGATCGGCAGCATGAATCTAAGCACCATGACCGTGAACAGCGCGCCGGGCCATTGCTTCAGCAATACCCGGACGCATTGGGAAGGCTGCGATGAGACGGTCGCGACCGTGCCAACGTATGACTACGAGGTGCAGGTAACGGGCACGGTGACCTGCGCGGCTTCCGGCAACATGCCGTACTGGCTTCAAGCGCAGTAGGGGTCATTGTGGAAGATCAACTCGTGGATGCTCGGGTCTCAATCGCAGTCCTGCAAACCAACTACGACAACCTCTCGGAGAGAGTCGTAGAGGTGCGGGATGAAATGCGTTCAGGCCTGGCGTCGATGAGTGGTAAATTCGACAGCATGAATGGCAAGTTCGATCTGGTGCTGAATGGTATGCGTGAGCGCGAGGGTGCAAGCAAAGTCCGCGCGCGTATCGCTTCCGCAGTTTCGCATATTGCCACGGGTAGCGTTACCATTGCAGCAATCAAGCTGCTTCACATTCCTCTGAGTCTCGGCTGACATCATGGATCGTCTGATCATCGTGCGTGACCCCTCGACGGACCAGGGCACGCCCGGTACCGCCGAACTTGTTCATCCTGCCGGCATAGAGCTTTGGACAGGCTTCTCGCTGGAACTCCCGTGGCGCAATAATGCGTCAGGGATCTCATGTGTGCCGCCCGGTCTGTTCGTGGCACATTTACGACCGACGTCGAAGTTTGGCTATCCCGTGTATGAACTCGACAACGTGCCGAATCGCGTCGCATGTGAGCTTCATATCGGCAATTGGGCCGGCGATGTATCGCTAGGTTTCCATTCGGACGTCGAAGGATGCACCGTGTTCGGCACGTCCCATGGCCAGCTCGCGCCGCCTGGGAAACCGCTACAGCTGGCCGTCGTACATAGTGGCGACGCCTTCAAAGCCTTCATGACGGCTGCCAATGGCGCGCCCAAGATCGAAGTCGAATATAAATGGAAGGACGCGTGACATGTGGGCTTGGATCAAGCAGAAAGCTGCAGACATCTTCAATGAGTCGAAGGATCCGACCGCCACGTGCCCCGTCCGTCTTGGGGGATACGGAACGCTTGGAGTCATGGGCTGGAAATTCTTGCAGATGACGCCGATCACTGGCGATGCTTTCCAAGCTTTCGGACTCGGCGCGGCCGCGGTGCTTGCGGCTATCGTGATGAAGCAGCACATTGAAGGGGATCGATGATGTTTGGGCTACTGAAGCTTTTGAATCCCGCTGCCCTATTGACGAGCATCTGGTTCAAACTAGCGACCTACGTTGCGGCTGCCGCAGCCGGCGCAGCGCTATGCGTATGGGTATACGCCAAGCCCGAGATCGCGTCGCGTGATGTGAAGATTGCCAACATGACCGTCGCGTCCCAAAAGGATCACGACGATTTCGTCACCCAAGCGAAAGCCAAGGAAGAGGAGCGTAACCGAAATGAACGAGCACTCGAAGCAAAGAACGAAGTCGCAAAACAGCGCACTGATGCTCTCGCTGCTCAGCTCGCTGCTGATCATGGCGTGTTCCAGCGCACCATTGCCGCCTATATCAGCGCCGCTGAAAGTAAGCGACTGCCCGGCCCAATCCCAAGTGGATCCTACACTGATGACCCCGCCGCAACCCTCGGGAACATACTCGGGTCGTGTGACAACCTGGCGAGCGGCCTCGCAACAGACGCTGAGCGCCTCGCCGACCAAGTCCGAGCCCTCCAAGCCATAGTCGCCGCGGATAGGGATGAGCTTCTGCCATGAAAAAGATCTATTTGCATTATGCAGAAAAACGCGTCGAACCTGATAGTGCCGGCAGAACTTTGTGGTGCAAATTTTGGGCTACTGCTGTCGACGAAATGGCGTGTTGCAAATACAACGCCGCTCCGGTTCTATAACATTCGTTTCGCGTAATTGCGCGCCGCTTCCAGCTGCATGGCTCGGGTTGATTCCATCGTCAGCATCTGGAACGGTGCTGCGCGATTCTCGCCACCTTCCCGAACGTATTGATCGAACCGTGCCTGCGCGTCGGCCGAGATATCCCACCGGCCGCATGACTGTGCTGCGTAATACATGGAAGACAGTGCCGTGCTGCGATCGGCCCCGAGCATAATCGCTACCTCATAGCATTCACAGGCCTCCTCGTGGAGGCTCAGTCGCTCGAAGGCGACCGCTAGGTTGATGCTGGCGATTATTTGGCGGGGATCTTGCTCCACCGCGGCCACGTAGCGCTCCACGGCCGCCGGATACTGCCCAAGCTCGGCGTGGATGTTTCCTGCCAGCAATTGGAGGTTCGGGAACCGAGACTCGAGTCTTAAGGCCCGCAGCACCGCCGGCAGGGCTCCAGCATGATCGCCAGCGCGCGTGCGGGCATTCGCCAGGTTGTACCAGGCCTGGACGCTTCCCGGGGCCAGCTGCACGGCCTCCAAGAAGGCTTGGGCGGCCGCGGGCCAGTCAGACGCCCGGATGGCGGCCAGGCCCCGCTCAGAGGCTTCCTGGGCCCGGGGATCGATCACTTTAGGGTCACCCCCACCGCGGCCGCACGCTGCTCGATCGCTCGCAGCGATTCGGCATTAATTTCCGAACGCATATCGGCTCGAACCAGATCCGCGAATCGTTTCAGAGCCGGCAGTGGGGCATCGCTTAGCCCCGCCTCTTGTGACATGTACAGGATCTGCAAATCGTTCAGTTTCATGGCATAGGCCCCGTCGCTGTGAAGTGCGCGCACTCGTTCGACCGGCACAGCCGGCGGATTCGTCCGATACTTTTCATGCGTTTCTCGATGATACTCTCCGACATTTGCGACGCATTCGTGATCCCCGTAGTTGCGCAAAAACCTGGCGCACTTGATGCATTTTTTCATTGTCATCCTTGGACCCCCAAGTCGGCAAGCATTGATCGTGCATCTGAAATATATTTGCCGTAGTCGACATCTGTCGGCATTGCATCAGGCAATTCCATGAGTGGCCGACACCCGTCGCTATCCGCAACTTTGCGACCGTCGCTGCGATATAGGATCGGCGCCGTTTGTCCCGTGCTGTAATACCAACGCACGGCCTTGCCTAAATAGTCTCCGTTCCACGTGCCTCCGCCCGTCACTCGACGCACGTACACGAACTTGCGAATGTCATTGCACGCTCGAATCGATTCCGCCAAGGGCGTGCCGTTCGTGAAGTACGCGCATAGCGCATCCTGGCAGATCTCGCCGCTCGGCGCCGGCCAGGATGTGGCCACGGGTACCGGCGGCGCGTATGTGCCCTTGCGCTTGATGGGCTTCTTCGGATCCGCCGGCATCGCCATGTAGTTGTTGACGTCGCGCGAGCAGATGGCGCGGTACGTCACGGCCTCGGTTTCGAAGCCGGTGATCCCTTCCCACCATTTCACGATCTGGTCGCGCAACCACTCCATGTCGCGCCGGCACTTGATCACAATGCCGTCGGTGTTCGCGCTGACGACGGAGATCCCGCAGATCTCCAGCATTTCGATCAGAACCAAGAGCGATAGCTGACCACCCACGGTGACTTGGATGAATTCGCTTGGGGCGTAGAAGATGGACCACTTGGATCCGAGCTTCCCGAAGGTTCCGTTGAGCAGAGTCTTGAGGGAATCTGCGTCTTTTTTGTTTCCTGCTCGCTTACATGCGATTCGTCGATCAAACCAGCCCTTGTAGATCGGACGGAATTGTTCTCCAATCGCTGGAGGATAAATGCCAGTCTGAATAATAAGCGACGGATAATAGCTCGCAACGTCCACGTCTTGTAAACTATACGTATCGTCCGCGACATGCACTGCTCCTGTTTCAGTTGAGTGAAGGCCGCCGATCCCCATGTGGTAGACCGACTTGCCAATGCGAATGTGGGTTTTCTTGAGCTCCTCCGTCATTTCAACGCCGCCACTCGACATCACGGTGAACGGCGAGCGCGCGATGAGATCCAGGACATTCAGGTTTTGGAATCTCATCCACGATGGCGGACGGTAATAGAATTGGGTCCCCGGCGCGACCTCGACGCGATACTTCACGCCGGTCAGCTTCTTCATTATTGCTTCGGCAATTTGCGCGTCTGATTTGCTGCGGAGATCGAGACCATATTCGGCACTCATGTCCTCGCGCAGTTTGATCTGCGCAGGGAACGTGTTGTACAGGTCTCGCGTAACTTGCAAGTCGTTGCCACAATACTCCCGCAGCACGAGGCGGTCGTACCAGCTGATCGACTGACTCGGGTCGATCGGCAAGTCTTGCATCTTGCGGCTGTGCATCTTGCCGCCGTAGATCTTCAACGAATCCTGGCCTGGCGCGATCTCGATCATATCCACGTGGTCGATCCACGTCGGCGGCTGCAGTCGCCAGCGATCGTAGAATTGCCACGGGAGCAGGTTACCCTGGATGATGTCGTCGTTCGCCTGCTTCAATTGCGCATTATCGGCGCCAGCGATGGCTAAAGCGATCATTGGCAAATCGTAATGTGATGAATTAAATCCTACAGTTGTTGATAACGATAGGCAGCGATGTAATCCATATACGTCGAGCGGATGTCCGGGGAACATTTGGTATTCGCCCGAATGACCGGGCAACGGCGGGTCGACTTTGCAGAGCCAGAAATCTTTATAACATTCGGTGTCAACCATGCGTGCGATGCGCTCTTCGGTTTGGGATGCAGTGTAATCAGAACCACACCACGGGCAATACAACGCCTCGGTTGAGTATCCGCGGTCACAGGAGGTGCAATGATGAACATTCTTCATATTTGCGCTTACGCGCCCTCGCCTTGCCAAGCCGGAACAAGCCCAACCTAACCAAACACTACCCCAGCATGTGATGCTTCACGCACCGGTCAGCACTCTCGTGCTGACCGCTACGAAGTAGCCCTTACCAAACCGTGCCCAACCTGACCGAACCGCGCCGCGCCGCACCCCACCGCAACACGACATACCAAACGATGCTTCACGCACCGGTCAACACTCTTGCGCTGACCGCTACGAAGTAGCTCCAAATCCAACCACACCGCACCGTACATAACCACGCCTCACCATGCCGGACCCGGTTTAAATCTTCTGCGCAGTAAATCGTCCAAACTTCGGACGCCAGTCACATAGGCCGACAGACTGCCCGGCATGTTGCGCAAATTCAAAAATGTCATTCGGATTGAGTAGTTCGTCCGAATACGAAATGTCGACGACGCACGACCAATTGCGGAACATCGGCCGTGTACGCATCACGCGAGACATGCCCACGCGTACGCCAGTCTTAAGAACGTGTGCGCTGGTTGCCCACAGATTCTCGGGTGACGTTTCGCCGTCGTAATGCAGAATCGAATCGTTGTCGATGAACAGACCTGCCTTACATGCCTGTCCAGACTTGACTTTCTTCGCGCCGCCCAGCAACGTGGCCTCAAGCACCCATGTCGGCAGCACGACCGATTTCTTGTCGTCGCTCAGGTATAGCCCTGCATTGAATTCGATCTTGGCGAGTTCCAGAAAATCCGCCTCCGTCTTCTTCTTCTTGCCGCTGACTTGTTTCATCGCTTTCGCAAACGGATTCAACGGGTCCGCCGTTTGTCCGTTGTGCATGAGCAGTGGGGATACTCCGGTCAACTTGAGTGAAAGGGTTCGCACCTATAGCCTCCATCAAAAGGGTTAACGGACGATTGAAATGTTCATTTCGAGCAAATCTGACACGAGATGTGATTGCGTCATGGCATAGACGGCAGAGCATGGTTACGTCATCGAGCTCCTCATGGCCAAATCGATCGTAGGTTATGTGGTGGCAATCATCAGGCGATCCCCCACATCCGCGACATTTACCATCGCGCGCAATTGCTTGCGTTCGAATCGAATCCCAATGCGCAGGGTTTGGGTGATTCGGGCGCGGACGCCCTCTATTTCCCTCATTGCCTATATATCTGATGATGTCCATTTTCAAAAGCGTCGAGAGTTGGCGCGTACGTTTTACGCCCCTCTCCTGCGTCAATTCGCGACCTCGGTATATTCAGTCGCTCCTCGCGGAGCGGGTCTTCCCCTGCGGCAACCTGAGGAGCCCCCTCGACGCTTTTGAAAACCCCCTGTCATCCTTTAACTGTCGGCAGCCCTTGGAATGGCTGCCGGCGGCGTGTTGGACCGCGCCAGGGGAAACTCGGGGTGCTACCGCCGGCCAGGTCGATAGTATTCCACCCCGAGGCCTCCGGATCAATGGAGGCTGCGTTTTAAACCATCATGCCGTTCTGACGCAGGGTCGCGTCGGTCCAGCCTGCGGCGATCAGCTGCGCGTATGTGAAACCTGCCGCTTTTGCCGTCAGCTGCGGGCCCACTGGGGCTGCAGGAGGCGCAGGGGGCGCTGGCGGAGCCGGAGGTGCCACGGCAACGCCCGGAACCGGCGGCGGGGCCAGGATCGCCACATTGGGCGGGGGCGGGGCAACTGCGGCAGCAACCGGCGGAACGTAGGCCGCAGGGGTCGGAACAGCCACGCCAGGGGCTGCAGGGGCAGCTGGCGCACCGGTCAGCAGGTTCGGGGGAACGCTTGCGCCCGCGGGCAGAACGCCACCACCGAAACCGACAGCCGCCGTGTCCAGACCCTGAACGATCTCCTCGCCCACACCGGCCAATGCCACGGCCTCGGGGTTCAGATACACGCCCGGCTTCTGCGTGCTGCTGTTGCCCTGACACATGATCGAGACTTGGACGTAGTAGCCGCACTTGATCTGCTCGGGGTTGATCGCCGCACTGCCGTCGGCGTTGCATGCCTTGATCGGCAGCGACGTCGTCATGTGCAGGATCCAGCAACCGCGGTAGTTCGGATTCGAGGCCGGCGCCTTTCCCTTGGTGTTCGGGATCGGGCTGTCGCCGTCTTCGATCTTCCAGGCGAACGTCGGGTTTTGGGCGATGCCCGGGAACGCCGTGTGGCCGACTTGCCAAACCTTCGCGCCCCATTCTGTGGACGCCCAATGCGCTTCACCCTGCTTCGGGATGGCGAGCGCGATGTAGTACTTGATCGTGGGCTGACCAGCATTCGCGCCGGTCTTGATCGTGTACGGTTTGCCGTCGGGATCCTTGTCACGGCCCTTCGACACGGAACCGCCGACCAGACGACCGATCGGGTGCTTGGGGGTGAGGATTCGGACCTTCTCGTTTGCCATTCAAATGCTCCTCTGTAGGGTGATGAATCGTACCGCCTGTTGACGGATCTGTCAAGTACTATGCACCGCCGAAAATGCGACGGGTCAACGTGCTGTCATCCTCCACCAATCGGGTTTCCCCGTTCGGCGTCTCACTGAACATGGCCACAACTTCCTCGGGCACGCCGAGTTTGATGGCCTGCTTGGGGGTGACGGCCTTCGGCTCGGTCAACTTCTTGCCAATGACCGCCTCTAGCGCCACGACCTGGGGCATCGGCACCTTCCAGCGCTGCCGGCCGAGGCCGGTTTCGGTCTTGAAGCCGGGCACCATGATGCCGCTCGTGATGGTTTCCATGGCCACTTCGCGCAGACCGGCGGCGCGCGCCTTGATCAGCATTCCGGCGCGCTCCAGCATCCTGAGCTCCAGCCCGAGCGCTTCGGGTTTCAGCACCAGCGGCGTGATCTTGGTCGACTCCTCGATCGCCGACATTGCAGCGCGCTGTAGCGTGCCGCAATGGGCGCGGGCGCTGCAATCGCGGCACTCGTATCCAACCACGCACGGTGCGTCATCCTTCTCCGAGGCGGCAATTGCTGCCTTGATTCGGTTGCGCAACGGACGCAGATCGGACGCCATGCATGACCACGTGCGCACCGGTCCCTCTGGCGTGAAATTGCGCGGCTGAACGATATCGAACACGCATTTGACGGCCTGGTCCTGCAGACCATTCAACCGCAGGACACCGTCGATGATCAGACACGCGTAGCAGACCAGCTGCCAGTTTTCGAAGACATCCACGTAGCGGTGGCCGAACTTGTAGTCCGACACGCGCAGTGTGTACATCAAACCGGCAGGCCACGTCTCGGGTCCGAACTTCCACGAGTCCGGTGTGCCCCAACAATTCGGGCCGAACTCCTCGCTCGGTGGCAAACGTTCCTCGATATGCTGAGGGGTGCCAATCGTTTCCGCCCAGAGCTCGGCACCTTCGATCATTTCCTCGGTGACCGGCAGACTCGTGGTCGGGCAGATCGTACCGAGTGGTGTGAGCTCGCCACGCGCTGTACGTGCGGCGACCCAATGCCCGGTCTCGCCTTCGATCGCGGCCTCCCGAGTGCCGTCGAGCACGATACCCGGGAATTGCTTACACAGCTTCCTCGACCCCGGACACTGGATGATCCGGGATATCGAGGATGGCGCGTGTTCCGCGTGGTCGGCAACGGTCACATCAGCCCCAGGTCTTTGGCAACTTGCGGAATCAGATCCGGCCGCGATCCGATCAGCACGATCTGTCCGCCGGGCAGGCCATGCTTCGCACACACTTCTGTCACCCTGGCATCCGTCAGCGTGCCCTGTGCAACACCCTGGCTGACCTTGAAGATGAGCTCACCGAATGACAGCGTGGGCGGAGTATTAGAAAGGGATGCAGTGATCGCAGTGGTAGGCGGCAACGGCAACACCGCCGAGTTCTCCTGGACGGAGCTCGTGATAGGCGCGGCACCAGATGGCGGGGGAACCGGAACCGCAGGGGCAAAAGGGACAGCGGGAACCGGCGGAATGAGCGGAATTTGCTTGGCAGCAAACGCAGCCGCCGCATCACCCACAACCGCGGCAGGACCCACGGGAGGTTGGAATGGTGCCGGCGCCGCGTTGGTGGGAGGCTGCGGGATGTTGGTCGAGGCGACCGGCGAAGGGATACCCATCACTTGCTTGAGCTCGGCGGTGACGACAGCCAGCGTGGCTGGATCCAGGTTCTTCTTGGTCCGCCATGTGCCGTCTTTGTTGATCGCCTTCGAGCCAGAGTGGATGCGCTGATCCCACGGGAGGCCATCTTTGTCCAGCGTCGGCGCGATAGCCACGATGGGAGGGGGCCCGTTAGAAGGGGCAGCGCTCGGGGCAACAGGCAACGCCTGTGAGGGGGCAACAGTCTGCGGCGGGGCCGGGACAGCCGACGGCACCGCAGTCGTAGGGGATTGGCCGCCGAACAGTGCCGCGGTGTCGACCACATCGTTGGTATTCGGCTCACCGGTTGTCGTAACCTGAACGGCACCGACCAACGGTTCAGGAAGAGGCGCGCCCATTTCCGCGAGAATGCGGGCAGCATCTTCCGGGCTGGTCAGGATTTCTTCCGAGCGCACACCTTTCGCCGCCCAATGGGCATCGATTTCTTTTTGCAAATCGGCAGTCGATCCGGTATTGATCTGTTCGTCGGCAAGGTGTTCGAAAAGCCGCTTCGCCGAACGCTCTCGTTGGCTCGGTTGTACCCATGCGAGATATTCCCGAGCATCATCGCCAGTCAGAACGATCTTCATACCCACGTGTCATCTCCTAAAAGTTAGCCAATTCTGGCACAAAATGACGGGTTCGTCAACAACTATCTGATGCCCTTAATCATAATAAGCTGCACTGTTCTGCCGTTGATGTCTGATTTCCGCGACTCCCGGTAAATCCGGGCCGCCGGCACGCATCGCTTCACTTCGGATTCGAACTTGCGCGAGCCCATCGCCATCATGCCGTTCTCTTTCGCCCACACCTGATAGCGCGGGTAAAGGCACTCGGTGAATCCCGCGGCGCCGTGCAGCGGGACGCAGAATTCTGGTCCGAGTTCACATTGGTCGCGCACAAATTGTCCGATCGAATCCTGATCGTTACGATACTCGTCCGTGGCAGCCGCGACATCCTCGGGCGGATTCAGGCCGCCGCTGAACCATTCCTTCGCGCCCTGGATGATCCAATTCAGGATCCCCTGACGCTCAGCCTTCAGCGCCTCGGCCAGGTTCTCGTTCTTGATCCGGGTGCAGCGGCCGGCGGCGACATCTTCCTTCGTTCCGAACGACGCAAGATACGGGATCAGCATCACTCGACGCCAGATCGCGTAGTCGGTACCCATGATGCGGGGTTTGTGGTTGGTCAGCAGCTGTAGTTTGTGCGTCGGTTTAAATTCAAAAAAATCTTGGCGCATCAGGCGACCCTTCAGCCGATCGCCACCTGTCGCACGCTTGATGAAATCTTCTTTGAGCAACTCGTCGAATTTACTTTCAGAGCTTGTGACCATACGTCTGCCCCGTAAGTCAGCAATATCTGTTGGGTGTTTCGATTCGCCCTTGCCCGTCAACATGTCAGGCGCTGCTTCGCACGCGTACTGCGTACCCATGATCGAGGCGATCACATCGATCAGTGTCGACTTGCCGTTGGATCCGTTGCCGAAATGCACCGCGAACTTCTGCTCGCGGCACGAGCCGGTCGCGCAGTAGCCGAACCACCGCTGCAAGAACTTTACCTTCAGCCGCTGGTGTGGCGGCAGATGATCTTCAAGCATGATCTGCGCCAGGAACTCTTCGAATTGCGGGCACGTCGCATTTGCGTCAAATTTAACTGGCACCACCTTCGTAATGCGTCGTGACGAATCATGTGGGCTGAGACCGCCCGTACGCAAATCGACATGACCCGACAGTGTGTTGAGTATGAATTCGTGCGAATCGATTTCATCAATGTTGATGGCGGACAGCTTCGAAAGTTCGGCCAATGCCAGGTTCTTCTTCTCGTGGGATTCAGCCTGCTGGATGTACTTTTCCAGGTTGTCGGCGTTCTGATCCTCTTTCATGCCGCCCTCAGGATGATTCGCCGCGCGCATCGCTTCGGCTCGGGCACGCCAGTGCTGAGCCTCGGCGCGAACCAGCGTGGACAGCTGTTGCGCGCATTCCCACACGTAATTCATGTCGGGCACCCACCGGGTACCGTCCCATCCGAACCACCCGCCAGCACTGAACATGATGCGAGTGCCGAACGCTTTGGATATGCGTACAGCGTTACCCTGATCGGTTGTTAGACACAATGCCACGGGTGCCCGCGCTGCGATTTCTGCAACGCCAGAGAGTGCCTGGGCCGGCGGCGGGGCACCCGGCATCACGGGTTGCATACGCTCGCTCAGCACCTGGGTCTGACGCGCGCAGGCGTTGAGGATGGTATTTCGCAAATACGTCCTGTGATTATCAGGATGCCATTTGTCGCGACGAAGTTTGCATTCGGGATTCCAGAGAATCCTCCAAATTCTTGAGCAATCTTTTCTTGTCCAAAAAGCTAAATGAGAACAAATAGCAGCATCAACTGCAGAAGCATCATATGTTCGTTTACCGCTATCCGGATAGTTCCGAGCGAGTACGTCCTCCTTCGCGAACCACAGGTCAGCAAATGCTGCTTTGTCGCCGAAGAACGAGTACACTGAGCGCGACGAGATCATGCGCGCGATAAGCGCGTCGTCTTGTTCAACCGATACGCCTAGATCAGTCCAAGCGAAACCCTCGTCTTTAGTCGCAGTGAAATATTCAGAAACAATGGCGGCAATTCCGGTAGTGCAATCTTGATTCGCATTGCCTATTGCATTTGTACCGGTTATGGCGCAAAACCGTTGGTTTGAATAGAATTCAATACCGAGCGGAACGTTACGATTGCTGTGAGGCGGGATTACTCCACGACCGAATACATGAAGACCTTTGCCGGAAACGCTAACTTCAACTGCCGCGCCGGGCAGCATGTCGAGTAATCGGAGTGCGAGATCCGACCACTTACCGTCAACAAGACAGTTGTCAATGTCAAGGAACCATATACCGTCCCCTGCGAATACGAATCCCACGCCATAATCTTTACCAAGTCGCTCAGCTGCCATGAGCGCTGTTTGCCAATCTGTTTGCACTGCAAGATCATGAGCATTAGCATTGTGACCACGGATATCGGTCGGTACTTTATTCCATTTGGATTTTTCTGCGAGCCACTCAAGGCGATAGCAGATGAACCTGCGTAATTTGGCAAGTTCGGCGAGCGATCCAGAAGGCGACAACGCCAATGCGAGACTCATTTTCGTGGGCCTCGCATAGCTGTCGACTTTTTCCCGTTGGGGAAAGTAAGCAGATACACGACATGCGATGTCGTGTTGTTAGCCGCGAGGCTCATGCCAGCGAGGCGAGCGCAGCAACACGCAGATCAAGCGGGGCTTTTTGAGCGTGCTTGTCTTTTGCCGCGAGTGCCTGTCCGATTATCGCGAGATCCTTCTGATCAATGGCCGCTCTGACGACAGCCCGGCGCAATTGAACCATCGTGCCGAAGTATGATGAGACCAGCGCTTCGGAACACTTTGCGGCACCCGCTACGTCTTTCCGAGTCATATCGCGATAACCGTATAGGCGGCTCATGCGAAGGGCGGCATCGAGGATCTGTTCGAGACGAACGAGCGGTTCAAGGCGTTTGGTCATTGGGACTCCGCGGTTCTGATCAGTATATCACATGTTGACGGTAGCGTCAAAGACTGCCAGGCCCCGTGGCAAATGCGGCATTTCCGCCCAAGCTGTTCACCATGTTCGCCCAATTCAGCTGAGCCTTCTCCCGCTCGGTACCGGTATACTTCCAGCCAGGCTTTTTGATCTCGCGGCTGGTGAATTGGGCGATCACTGTACCCACATGGGCCGGCGTGATCAGCACCGGCATCGGGCCGATCAGATCGCCCGACTTCAGGGTCTTGTTCACCGCTGGGCTGTCGTTCGCCAGCCCGAAGCGAACGAACGTACCGTCGGTAAGGTATGCCGCACCGACGTTGTTCCGGAACAGGCGGCCGCCCTTCTTCGATGCTTCCAGACGCACCTGGGCCTGCGCGTAATCCTCGCCAGCCCCTGCGGGTGCCGTGGACACGATTGCAGGCAGCGCGATGGCTCGGAGCTCAGCGGCGGCCAGCGGCCAGCGGGCGGCCCAATCGTCATATGGACTCATGTGGGATTGACTCGACCCTGTACAATCGAACGCTCCAAATTGCTGTCGATCTTGGCTTTGCGTTCGAAATACGCATGATTCACGTCCTGCTGCGTAATGCGTTTGAATAGACCGCGCTCGGTCAGCATTTCCACGCAGAGCAATACATCGAGTATCTCGTTACGCAATCGAGCGGCATTGTCGACAAGCTGACCTGGCATAACCTCATCGGGTCCAAACCGCTTCAACTTGCTGATGCGCTTCTGCGCCTGCAGACATTCATCGATCGTCTCGCCAAGCTCTTCGGATAGCAGCGTCAATTCATACTCTTCCATGTTCATGAGATGCTCCGTTGAATACGTTCTGCCAGATCGGTAGCCTCGCTGGCCGGCAACGCCTGCGCGCTCATCACATCGACTCCGAATGTCAAATAGAATTCTTTCATCGCCCGGCGCACCGAGTCGCTCGCGGGATCTGGATCCTGAGTGCGATAACCGCACCACTGTGCAATGGCGGCGCGCAGCGGCTGTTGCGCATGATGCTTCTTCCAATAGTTGCCGGTTAGACCTTGAACCACCGCGGGCGGTGCTCCGAACCAGATATTTGGAGGAGCATCGATCTCGCCTCGCATACGCTCCAGTGTGGCCGCATCGAGCTCATGCAAATCACCGTCAACCAACTCTGGGGAACCACGTCCGACAACGAGTGGGGAGGTACTGCAGTACGGACAGCGAATCTCGATTCGTTCATAGGTTGCTCCGCAATTGCCGCACGTGCTCACGGGGATGACCGCGACGGACTTGCTGCGCTTGTCGCGACCTTCGAGACTATAGCCTCGGGCGCGATCGGGCAGACCATGGCGTCCGACGTTCCCCACGTGGTCGATGATGATGCCATTCGGTTTCGAGGACGCCGCGATAATCTGTAGCCGTTCAAAATCGGAATATGTGTCCCAGTACGGCCAATAGATATCGTCGACCATCACTCGTAGCGTGCGACCGAATTGCTGCGCATATAATGGAAACGAATGCGTCGGCCGGGCGAAACTAACGACTTCGATCGCCGGTAAATCGAATCCTTCGCCGAATAGATCCACGTTCACCAATTGCAATAGTTCACGTCTCCTGAACGCTCGCAAAACTTGAACGCGCTCTCGGTTTGGGGTGTCAGCAGTAACGACCTTCGATTTGACTCCTGAGGCGTTGAAGGCGATACTGATGGCCGTGGCTGATTCGACGTCAACGGCAAAAGTGACTCCGAGTTTTCCACCCGCGATTCGGTGATAGTGTTGGACAACATCCCCGACAATGTGACTTCGGTGGACAGCTTTCCGGAGTGGCTCTGGACTGAAATCACCACCAGCAGAGATAGGAACATTTCTCAAATCCACGTCAGATGGGACGGTGAATATTCGGTAATCGGTCAGGTACCCTATGCGAATCAAATCCCGCATGCCCGGCGCCTGAACCATTGTGTCGAAAATTCCTTCAGCATTGCGTCCGAGCCCGCGCCCGTCGGCACGCATTGGCGTGGCCGTTACACCAAGCCACTTCGCATTGGGGAACATCGCCGCAGCTTTGCCCCACTTGTTGTCTCGAAGCAAATGATGGGCTTCATCCTGAATCCCGAGAGTGACCTGTTTGAACCAAGGATCCCTCGGATTCATCCGGATCAGCGTGTCGACGCCGGCTACGGCGGCCGGCGCGCCCGGCTCGATGTAATTGCGCCCGAGTTCCAGCATGTGCAGCTGCATGCAATCCTTCGCAACCGACGCAGGGCCTATCAAACGGTGTCGAACTCCGTTGCGAGCCACCGCCAGGCTGATCTGACCCACGAGCTCTTGCCGGTGCGCTACAGCTACGCTGGCGGCGCGGTGACGCTGTATGACGTCCGAGAAGATCACGGTCTTCCCAGAGCCCGTGGCAGCCACGGCGAGGATGTTTTGAACCCCTCGATCCCAGGCGGCGTAGACGGCCGCTTCGAGATCGGACTGATACGGTCGAAGTCTCATCTAGGCTTCTCAGGCTCTAGTTCGTACACACCTTTCTTCGCGTCCACGATGCGAATAATCTTTCGCCCCTCCGGATACCCGCGGTAGTTGGGAATCGACATGCGTCGACCTTGGATCTCGTTACCGATGACGCGACCGTTGTCAATGATTGGCATCAGAAAAAACTCGACGCAAGGCCAGTCACACTTGCCTTGCGCCATCATCTTTGCTTTGTATGCCGGGTTGCAGTCGCCGCAAATCCAGTCAAACGAATTGGCAGGATCTACATACGCCGGCATCGACCAATCTTCCCAAGCTTCTGGCGGACAACACGCCGGGCGCTGATGGAATTTGGCCTTTTCATCTTTATCCACATACACCTCTCCATAAACCTTCGATCATCACCAAACCTTGACGCTTACCGTCGTGATTCAACAGGATATGTACGTTCAACCACGCGCTCGCGCCATGATTCCAATCCTGGCGCAGCCGCGAGGATGTGCCGCCCTGGTAGCAACCCTCGTCAATTCCGTAAATGTGACTGTGGCCGATAATCGAGCGGATGCCGAGCCTGCGGATGTTCTTGATCGAACCGCGCGCACCATTCGGGCCCTTGTCGCCGTGCATGCTGAGCTCGACATTGCCGAGCACAAACGACTCGTCCAGGTCCAGCACTCGCAGCGTCGGGATGTTCGCTTCCCGCAACAGCATCGCGAACGGATCCGGATGCTCGGTGCCGTGATCCGTCATCCGGGTACCGCGGTGCATGCGCAGCGCGAGCTCCAGGTAGAACTCGGCGTTCGAGGGATCCGTCTTCCAATCGTGCCGCTTGACCCATCGGGCCAGCATATCGTCGTGGTTGCTGGCGATCACGATGGATTTGAAGTGATCCGAGGTGTGTGTGGCAACGTACTGGATCGCACGTTCCACTTCGGCACGCACATTGTGCCGACCACTCATCTGCTTCGCGCGGGCTATGAACGGATCCCCGGCGTGATGTGGCGAGCAGCTGTACGCATCGAGTGTATCGTGCCATACGACGTGCTCGGGCCGAATTACCTCAACGATACCGTTGCGGCCCCAGGTCGCATGCTCGACGCCCGGATCCACGAAGTCGACGTGCGTGTCACCCATGACGAGGGCCAGCGCGCGCGGGGCCACGCCGAACGATCCGTCGGCGAAGTACTGCATGCCGATATCCGTACACGATTTCGTTTTCTTGTCGAAGTGCAGCTGACGCAGGAAGAACTTCGAACCAACGACTTCGACCATGATCGCCGACAGCGAGTGGTGGAATTCGCCGGTCTTGCCGGCTCGAGAATCGGTGTAGTTTTCCACCGTGCAGGCGCCCGTCGTGGTCAGGATCTTCGCCATCCGATTGCTAGGAGTGGCGATCGAGCGCAGCTGCATCTTCGTGTGACCGATGATGCCCGACGAAGCGAACGACAGTGCATCCGACCCCGTCAGCGGGCTGCTTGCTGTCGGCTGGATCTTGATGTCACCGAGCAGCATAAGGTTCTTGTTGAACTCGTGCCGGCCGTTGAACAAGTACGGCATGACTGCGCTGACCCAATAATCGTCGTTACGCTGACTACCGGTCCAGCGGCTCGTCGGGTTCTTGTAGCGCAACGGAATGACGACCAGTTGCGCGTCTTTCGCCTTTGCCATGCCGGTAAGGCAGGACCACCACTCCGGATGAACCGGAGTGGCGTTCTGGGCTGCAGTAACGATAAACCTCATCCCCGAGCGGATGTCCAGATCGAATTGATGGATCTGTTCACCCTCATCGTGCATTGGGTGGTGCCGGCGTTCAAATTCTTCGAGGCTTATTGTTTTCATGCTTACACCTTGTCGCGGGCCTTTGCCGCTGCTGCGATTGTTCCAAACCACACGATCTTGGATTTGCCGTTCTCGCGGACAATGACCGTGTGACCTTCAAATTGTTCTCGGAAAGGTCCGATATCATTCGTCGAAACCTTGGCTTCGCGAAGGAAATCCATGTCATACATTCCCGCATCGCCGAGCATCTTCAACGTCTGCGTGATGCGCGCCGGAATGAAAACGGTTCTGTCGTGCTTCGTTCCGAATTCATCGAGGGTCATTGCATTCTTGAAAGGCTTGGCGGCCATTGCTGCTCCTGAGGTGGATTAAGCGGGAACCAACTGTTCTTGCGGGTCGAGATCTTCTTCCTCGATGCCGCATGAGTCGGGTTGTTTGATGCATTCGACAACTGAGTCGACTGCGATGTTTTCTCCAAGGGCGACAAACGCTGCCCCTACGAATGCGCCTGCGACGAAACACAAAATCCACTTCATAGTCATACCCCCGGAAGTGCGTGGGTGTGAGTGATCAGGCGCAAGGTGCGAATCTGCCCAATGTCGATAAAAGTGAACGAATCGATCTCGATGCCGAACTCTTTGACCTGTCGACGAATGTCTGAAGCAATTTTGCTTTCCGGCGGTTCGTCCAGCAGTGTGCGCAATTCGATTTGTCGCGTCTGTTTCAGAACCGAGCCCATACTCGTATCGCGCAGGACGTCATGCGGACTGCTGATTTCGCATACAAACGATTGAACATTAACGATCCGGTATCGTACAATACCGCTCACCACGACTGACTTGTTGTCCTTCGTCGTGATCGTTTGCGGCTCCAGAGCCAGAGTCGTCGTGACTGTATGCTCGGTCACGATTTGCTCAGCCAACGGCCATCTCCAATGGAACCCGGGCTCCAGCGTGCGGTTGTAAAGCCCCAACCGAAACACGCCGCCTCGTTCGTATTGGTGGATCACCGTGAATGGGAGTAGATGTCCCCATAGGCCGTCCAGTATCGTCTTCAGCCAATCAAACATAGCGGCTCAGCGAGGCAGTTGAATGTCGACACTTGCCATTAGGGTATTCGGATCCCCTTTGACGAACGCCCATCGATTCCGCTCGAAAATGGCAGCCATGTCCTTGTGGACAGCTGCCGCAATCTTGCTAAGCGAATCGCCAGGTTGAACATGATACACGGCCGGCGCGATAGGTGCCAGTTTCGCCATATGGCGGGACACCCCTACTGCGTAAGAGTCAGCGCTGACTATCACGCCCATGGCTCCGCCTGGCCCTTTGTTATAGGCCACGGCCATGGCGCCGGCAGAGTGATAGCCCGAGTCCGACAGAATCTTAAGATACTTGCTGGCTACCGCGGTGCTGAACGCATCGTTCTCGATCAGCTGCGCAATCACCTCTTCGTCCATGTGTGTCTGGAAATCGTATTGGGCCCATAGCTCCGGAAAGCGCTTCAGGACGTCACGGGCGGCCGCCAGCTTGATTTGGTAGACGCCGTAGTACCTTTCATTGGGTCGGAGGCCGGCCTCCTGTCCTGCGACCTTGTAGGCCGGTAGCGCGCCTGCTAGAGTTTCCTGCATCAGAATGCCTTGAAGCAGCTGCGGATGCGGCAGTTGGTCAGCCACTGCGGTCTGACGTGCCAAGTCGAGCAATTCCATCTGATCGCGCGTGAACGTTGCCGGTAGTGCGACGGAATAACCCTCGCCCGGAATCGTAAGAACGGTTTTCGTGGCTTCACATGGCGCTGCCTGAGGCGCAATGAAATAACCGATGGCAATGCCGATGAAGGCGACTGCCAAGGTCATGATGCAATTGTGGAGATTGTTGCGCAGGTACGTGTTCATAGCTTCGCTCCTATGGTTCGAATCACTTCGATCAATTGGGGCTCTTCCAAAATCGTGGCGTCAACTAATGCGGGCATCACATCATAACGTTCGGGTTGATGCCCATCTAGAAACAGAATGGTGTATTTTCCACATGCCTTGGCGTATCCCATTTCAAGCATTGCAGATTTACCACTGGGGGCAACGTTGACAAAAATGTCGCTCAAATCGATAAACGCCTGATCAAACGCAACAGTGTTTCGTGCGGAACGTCCATCAAGAGCCTGTTCAAATGTTCGTCCTCGAATTCGTTCATACAATTGCCAATTTGTATCGGCATGCTCACCGGGGGTCCACCACTCGTCCATAACATCAAATCCGATCGAGCGAATAGCATTGCCGATCTCCGGGATTCGCGGATTTTTTAATGCCCCGGCCAAATATACGCACGGTTGTTCGATTTTATAATCAAGATACGCCCACAGGCGACGCAATGTCATAGGGTTGTCTCGTAACAAACCAAGACCTGTGTTACATGCATTGCACAAAAGACCTCTGACCCGTTCGGTTTCGTGACAATGGTCGATACGTGCAGTTTCTTCGTCAATAGCGCAATGACATCCGTAACATCGATGGTCCTGCCTACTCAATTGAGTTTGAAAGCGAGCGTATGTCCAGCCGTATTTACGCGCGCGTCCGAGTTTTTGCCATCTTTTCTTCTTCTCTTTGAAATCCGGCGAACTTTCGTATTTCAAAATTGTAGCCTGACGTTTACCTCTATTGCCATGTGCCCAATTCAACGAGCGACATTTTGGAGAGCAATAAACACTGCGAACACCCCCGCCTTGTATGCGAATGGGTTGTGGGAATGCCTTCTTACATTGAAGACATTCATTTTCAACCGGACGTTCGCCAATGCGTCGTTCAGCCATTGAGCATGGCCATCAAATCTTTGGCCCCCTGGTCGATACCGCTGTCCAGCTGTAGCAATTCCGCTTGCGCCGGTCCCTTGATCATTTCCTCGATCACGTGGGCGTTCGTCTTGAACGTTTTCTCGTCGACAAGATTTTGCGCCGAAGCCTGCTGCGATTCGGCGAAGCGCCGCGCTTGCGCCGCCTTCTGGGCCAGCAGTGCTTCGGAGCGGATCTCGTTGATCGTCCGGTCGCCCACGACCTTGAATTGCCCCCACAGATAGTTCAGCATTGGGGTGGTCAATGGCATGCGATTCTGGTAAGGCTTGGTGCGCTCGGGTGCGCCAGCGTGGCGGCCCGCAGCAACTGCTGCTGCGATGCGTTGCTCCTTGGTACCGCGGTTCTTTGCTTGCCCCATTTACGCTACCTCCTGATCCGACAGTGTACTCAAAACCTCGCCTGAGAGCAAGGAATTGATCCATTCGAATGCGCCTTCGACAGTGTTTGTTGATGGATAAGGCAACTGTCGCACGACGATGCGTTCAGCCTGCTCGGGGAACTCTTCCCGAACCTTGTCGCGGACCTTATTACACTCTACGGCATTGTTGTCAACATGCAACACTCGGCCCGCGAAGGCTAGTGCGTAATAGACGCGGCTCATTTAGCTACGCTCATTGATCCAAGCGCAAGGCTTTCCGGTTTTCGTCTCGCGCAACGAACGGCGATACGAATTGCGTGGCCAGAACATCGTGTAGCGAATGTATGCTGCAGTCAGGACAATGGGCTTTCCGTCTTGCAGAACAACGTCGCCATTGATGTCTTTGCCGAGAACTTCAGGTATCTTAAAACCTCGTCCGGACATCTCGGTGATTGATGCATCACACGTAGCGCGTGCGACTTGACGACAACGTTTTGCTTTGACTCCTCGCATATCAGCCTCGTACGGTTGCGATGGCGTTTTTGAGCAGGCGTTTGCACGTCTCGATGTCGGCACCATCGCCGTACCATGGCATTGTGACAAGCCCTTGCATGTAGTCGGTCCCGACCGAATCGATCCGATGGGCGTATACCGCCGCTACACGCCCCGGACCCATACGCGCATCGTCGACCGCCGCGTAGACGCCCGACTCCTCGTGTTTCCACCAACCGTTGGTCAAAACGAAACCGAAATCGGCAAAGATCTTCGTGGCTGCATCAACCCATTTTTGCGTCTCTGCTACGCCTTCAGCAGCGGTAGATTCCTTGTCACCCGCGGAGTGATCAATCACGACCAGGCCGTGTACCGTTGTGTCGATAATAAGCGGCTTCATCATTCGGCTCCGAAGTCTTCGCCGGCACGCAAAATCGGATCATGCTTCAGGCCGCTCGGACCATCACCGAAGCCGGGTGCTTTCACGATCGCCGCTTCCACGGCTTGCGCAGCGGCCTCAG